TCATTTATCGTAATATATGCCTTACCCCCAGGAGTATTTATTTTGAATGTAGCTCCAAACAACACTGGCCCACGGAATCTAGGCGCTGTTGATTTTTGTTGTTTAGTAGTTTCCTCGTCAGATTCATCAGGTATTTCCGGTTCTTTTATAAGCACTTCAGTTTGCCTGCTACCACTTCGATAAATAGTTATAGACTTACATTTAGTTTCATATGCCAAGCTAAATATAGTATCTATTTGCTCCCTCGTCGCTATGTTGGGTAAGTTTACGGTCTTCGATATAGAACTGTCAATATATTTCTGAATTTGTGCTTGAATGTGTACGTGCTCTTCAGGTAATACTTCTAACGCAGTAACTGCATAAGTGGGCATACCGTCTGGAAAATCCTTCTTCATAAAATGACATATTTTATGTGTTCCATAACTATCTTTTCTTGTAAATTCCCATTGGAAAACTGGCTCTACGCCTGATGACGTTTGATTACAAATTATAGAAACTGTACCTGTAGGCTGCACGGTAAGCAATCCTGAATTCCTTTGTCCGATGTCTTTTAAATCATCAGGAATTCCACGAATTTCTCCTAATTTAGTGGATACTTGGCGTGCTTGTTGAGCTATTTTGCTGTAAACATTATCAATTAACGTTAGACTTTCCTCTGATCCATACTTAATTTCGGTACGAAGCATTAAGTCATGTAACCCCATAGTTCCTAATCCTATTCTGCGAGTTTTTAATGTCCATTTTTCAATTTCCGGAAGTGGGAAATTATTTATATCTATAATATTGTCTAGGAACTGCACCCCTAATGCAGTAAGGTGTTCTATTTTATCATAATCAATTTTATTTTGATTGTCTTTTTCTGAATAGTACCAGCATTTCCCTAAATTTATAGCTCCAAGATTACATGATTCGAAGGGGAGGAGGGGTTGCTCACCGCAATTATGCAGGTAGAAACCGTTTCCATCAAATGCATGTACTTTAGTAACTGTTGTGTCATACACGTTTTCTGCTGGGAGAAATTCAACAGTGGCAACAGTCGCCATAAACTTCATCTTGTTAAATTTACGCTTATAGTTTTCTAACTTTTCTAGCAAATCTTCCCGTTTTTTAGTGCGGCAAAAGCCAATGTCCCTAGCATACTTGTGTAGACCATCACCACTAATCATTAACTCGAATTGATCTTTTATGTGGTATTCCTTTGGCCTCCCATTTGAATCAGGGAGTTCATGTGTACCTGCTTCTCTCCGTTTATAAACCTTGGAGTGTATACCCAGCCGTAAGAGCATACGTTGAACGGCTTGTAGATCTTGAAAGTAGCTTTGTGCTAATCGAATAGAAATCCCTTTTTCTTGAGTACCCTGCACAGATCCAGCAGCATCAAAAAATCCACTCAAAAATCCAATGTGAAAATCATACGAGGTTTTTTCAATCTTTGGAGTAATATGTTTATTACTTTGTACAACATCGTAACTTCTGGCGAGTTCATATAAGGCTGCTAATTTTAACGTATGTTTTCTTGTCTTTTCTGCATAATGAAACCCTTTGAAATCGGATCTTTTATTTAGTGGTGCTACAAATTCCAATATTTTAGCTATAATTTCTTTAGAACCATCATCGTCCCATATCTCGATTTTCCCTAAATTATCTGTAGTTAGATAACCATCCCCAATTAACATTCCCAAAAGGTACCCTTCATTCCACGTTCCTGGTCCGTTCCATTTATTGCTGTATTTATGATTGTGTAGTCGTACTACATCTCCAGGATTCAATTCTCCAGCAGGCACCCAATCTTCTAGATAGTCTGTTAGTCTTGTTCCATTGTAATTATTAGGATCTCTTACGTGTCTAATCCCAATGATTTTCTTGAACAGATGGTTAGGTGTAGTACATACTTCAAACCCTTCCTGGGTTGTTACTCTAACTAACGGCTTATTCCCAGTTTTGAAGAATTTGCTTGCCGAAAACTCACTACCGTCTACTTGTGCTGAAAATTGATCAGCAAGTAGATCACCAACCTGTTTTGGACCCTCGTATGTCATAATCCATGTATCAGCAGGGACGCATGGATTTACACCTAATTTACCAAATTTACCATTGAAAATATCCCCTCTGTTTAATTCATCCCAAAAAATAATACCGGGCTCTCCATTGCTCCAGGATTTTTCAACAATTAAATTCCAGATATCTTTAACTTGATAATACGCCTCAGTTTGAATATCTTTTCTATTGGTACACTTTTCAGGAAGATTAGTTTCTTTATCTATAATATATTCAACATTTTCCCATCTGCAAGTCCAAAGACTCTCAGGTTCATTTTTAACTGCCCGCATAAACTTATCAGTAATAAGCACAGACATGTTAAAATTTGAAAGAGTTCCTTCCGTTTCTTTGCATCGAATAAATTCAATAATATCTGGATGATCAATATGCATAATAGCAATTAATGCCGCACGCCTCACACCGCCTTGCTGTACTTGATTACCTGTTTCATTAAAAACTTGTAGGAAGCTTACTGGCCCACTGGAAGTCCCCCTAGTACTTGTTGTAACAGGTGCTCCTTTCGGGCGTAGCATAGATATGTCCAGCCCTACTCCTCCCCCTGCCTTAGATATCATAGCTAGTTGCTTGTTCGTTTCCATGATGCCTTCCATGGAGTCAGGCACCCGTAAAAAGAAACAACTGGAAAGCATTCCGTTTGCTCGTCCTGCATTTATTAATGTTGGAGTTCCCGGCATGAATTCTAAATTGCACATAATATCATAATATTTTTTGGTTTCTGTATTCCAAATTTTATTGATTTCATTTTTATCAGGATCAAGAAGTTCATCATGATCAACAGCTATTTTCAAGTGTCTTCTGGTTACTACTCTATTATAAATTTCTTCATAGGGAGCGAATACTAAGCAGGTATCTGAATATAGCCCATAGCTATGGTCAAGTAACCTGTCTATAACATCAGGGATAGCTGCAATCTTTGCTACCCGTGAAAATAGTTGTTCTGGGGTAGTTTCTTCGTCCGTGTAATATTTTGCCGCTAATATTTGTTGAGCCAATTCATTGAGGATTGTCATGTAGTACTCCTAACAGTGGTTATTCCATCTATTCTTTTCAAATCCCAAAAGTAGTCAAATAAACGAGAATCTAGATCTCTATGAGATATTACCTTTATTGAAGTTGCACCCAGTTCCTTAGCGATTTCAATGACTGTATCAAATATTCTATGTATAATTTCCTCGTTTAATGGCCCGAAGACTTCATCCAACCACAACGAGGACACGCCTTTCTGCGATATAGAGTTTGCGGTCTTCCATGTACTTAATAATACTGCTAAACCCACTTCTGTGGCTTGCCCCTCAGAACAAAGTTCAATCGGTATTACTTTATAGCTATCATAGACTAAAATACCTATTTTATCTAATTTTTTCTTTTTGTTAGATCCGGTACGTTGAGAGACGAACTCAGCCTTGTACTCCTCATTGGAGATTTTTTCGAGCACATCTTTAAGATGTACGTTGAGTAATTGCAGAACTAAGTCAATTTTGTACATCTTCATTTTCTTGAAAATAGACAATGCACCAGCAAGGTACTGTGCTTCAACACTCTTCGCATTTACTTGAGTTTTTAGATCTATTACTGCTTTCTCTTTTTCAGCTAAGGCTACATTTATCTTTTCTTGTATTGATCGCCTCTCCTGGGTAACAGCTAATGTGGTTTTTAACTCAGTGCGTGCATTCATTAACTCGTTTAGCTTTTTGTTGCCATGGTCGATAGTATCTTTATATTTCTGGAATTTATTCTTCTCATCGTTGATATTTATTTTCTCCAATTCTACATTCTGAGCTTGTCTTATAGAATCTTTCTTTTCCTCTATAGCTGCTTCTATCGTTTCACATGTTTTTATAAGTTGGATAGTCCTTTTAGCTTTGCTTATTTCCTTATCAATGATCTGCCCTTCTTCCTGCGCCTTTTTTGCATGACTGGTAAACTTTTTTATTACCGCTTCCTTATTTTCCAAAGGAACATTAACTGGGCATCGTTCTGCATTAATGGGGCACAAGTTTGTCATAGCCTTAGCATTTTTTATTTCATTCGTGGCATGCGTAAGCTTGTGTTTTATACTTGCATATTCTTGTTGTAGCTCGTCTAGTGCATCTTCTATTTCGGTAATATCTGAATCTGGTTTGTTGTATCTAGCACGTTCCTCTTTTAATTTCTTTATTTCAATAGACAGCTTACGGGCATGTTGCCGTTGTTCGTCTAGCATACTTACTTTGGTTATTATATTCTGGACTTGCTCTGCCATACGTCTAATTTTAGATATTTTTTTGACCACAGTATCAATTTTATCTTCTAGTATGGGTAAATCTCTTGGATCGACATCCTCCAAGGTGACATCATCTAGTAGGGAATTCTCTAGATTCTCCAGTTCCTGTGCATATCGTTCAGAATCTGCTGCTAAATTTTTCTTTTCCTGTACAGCCTCTTTTAGATCTACATCACAACCCGTAATAAGTTCATCATATTTATTTAAAGAAAATATATCTATAATAGCATGTGCCCGTTCTGCAGGCTTACCTTCTACTAGAAGCTGTGTTTGTCGTTGCCCCAAAAATGCAATCGATCTAAAGTCGTCAGCACTCATTCCCAAAGTCTCTAGAATTATTTTTCGTGTCTCCGGATCAGACTTTCCGCGTAAATCTTTACTATATTTGTAGAAGTATAACCCGTGGTTCGCTCGTCCCCGTATCTCACGTACTGCATATGGGATAGTGTCTAGTGTATACCATAGCGCTATATCGTAGCCCTGCTGCAAAATTTTATTTACGAGATTATCTACGCTTTCCTTACCCCTGAGTGTTTTTCCGAATAATAGGTAAAATATGGCCTCTAATATAGCTGATTTTCCTGATCCGATCTCTCCATGGATTCTAGTTATACCTGGATTGTTGAGTTTGAAAGTTGCCTTATCGTAACTCAGCCATCCGTCTAACGTTAATTTTTGTAATTCTATCATAGATATTTTCTACATGTTTTTCTAAGTTTATCTTTATCTAGTCCATAGTTTTCTTCGTCTAAAACTATATCTATCTCTTGTTGAAGCGATTTCGCTTTTGAAACTTTTTCTATAGATTTACGAATGTGAGCATCTGGAATAGGATCATTCTCCAATTTTATTTCTAAACAATGATCCTTTAGTGTCTCTTGGATATAACTTCGGTTAAGTGCCCCCCACACTTTTAATGGTAACTCAAACTTCAACTTCAGAAAATTGTTGGCAGGAACTTTGTTAGTTATAAATTCTATAATAGTCTCTTCCGAATCAACCCCTTCTTCAAATGCAACTTCTAATGTGATTTTTTTTGGTAGTGGAAGTTGGTACTTTTTTACCATGATTTTTTGCATGTTCATTGTAACCAACAATACACCGTCTTTGTCTGAATATGCCTTTTGAACGGGTGGACCTGGGTACCAGCAGCGTTGGTGTAGTTCTATAGGCTGATGAATATCTCCCAATGCAATGTATTGTGCATTCGTGCTTGATAAAATTTTTTTTATAGAGTTAGTTGTTTCCTTGGGGACATGCACAATATTTGAAAATTGTAACCCAGGCACGAGCCCATGCCATGCAATTATCAGTGGCTTAGTTCCATTATTTTCCTTTGCAGCTATGTCTACATTTCCCCATTCCTGCATAACAAAAACGCTTAGATTTTTGAATGTGCTATACTCTCCAGGTTCTACTACCTGTATATTTACTTTGTAGTTACTGGCCTCTCGCAGATATAATAGATAGTTTAGTGAATGATACTCCAATGCTTTAGTCGTGTAATCATGGTTTCCAGGTACGAAAATAAAGTTGATTTGTTGTTTTGCATCCAGTAGCTGTCTAACTAAATAATCTTTTACTGTTTGGTCTGGCTTAGCTTTATCGAAAATATCACCGACGACGAGGATGTAATCGCACTGTTTTCTTATAGCTAAATTTACTAACTCAGGGATAACCCGAGTATTATAAATGGGGTGCGCAGAATGCGCACCCCTGTGCAGATCTGCCGTATGTAAAATCCCTACCATCAATCATCGTCTTCAAAGTTGAAAAGTGCCTCGTCTTCTTCCTCTTCTTCCCCTTCTTCTTCGTCTTCCGTCTCTTTTTTCTTCTTAGTTTTCTTTGTACTCTTTTTCTTTGGTTTCTCTTCCTCTTCCTCTTCCTCTTCCTCTTCCTCTTCCTCTACAGGCTTAGCCTTCTTTGCCCCCTTTTTCGGAGCTTTCCTTGTACCTTTTTTCTTTGGTTTCTCTTCCTCTTCCTCTTCCTCTTCCTCTTCCTCTTCCTCTTCCTCTTCCTCTTCCTCTTCCTCTTCCTCTTCCTCTTCCTCTTCCTCCACAGGCGCAGCTTTCTTCTTAGATTTCTTTGTAGCTTTCTTTGTACTCTTTTTCTTTGGTTTCTCTTCTTCTTCTTCCTCTTCCTCTTCCTCTTCCTCTACCTTTTTTCCTTTTCTAAATTTCTTTACTTTTGTGACCCTTGAGAAAATCCTTCCGTCTTTTGAGCTTTCCTCATCCTCGATGTAAACTTTTACTATAGCCTTTTTTGCCTCATCTAAATCGATCTCATCATCATCTACATCGATCCCTGCTGCCCCAGCCCATTTGCACAGTTTAGACCCACTTGAAAAAATTTCTGAGGTTATCCCTGTTACTTTAGCTGGTCCCTCGATTTCCTCTCCTTCATCTGTCGCCCCTTTAACAATGAAAGTCCAGATGTAGTAGTTCCCCCAATTTCCTTTTTGTTCTTTGATGTCAGAAACTATTGCTTTATAATCTCCCTCATCTACGTGCACCTGCTCTGTTCGTTTTATCTTCAGTGCCATTTTTCTTTCTCCTTGTTTACTGGATTGATTTTTCGAGAGACAATGCTTTCACTTGCTTACCAAGAGTTGTTAAGACTGAGGTTAAATCCTTTTTCTTAGTCGTAATCATACGATAAAAACTTTCAGCTTCTGTCATCTTATTTTTCAGGCCATGTAGCGTCTTGTGCTCTTTCTTTAGTAATGTATGCGCCTTAGCTTCTGCCTTTTGAACTGTATAGTCTTCAAATTCTTCAGATACTAATAACTCACTGCGTTTATCTTCTATATATGCTTCCAACAAATCTACCAAACGTTTCCATCTGGCATGATTGTCAATTGCGAGTACCTCGATAGCAGTTACTCTAGATGAATATGATTGTGCAAGTGCATATAATGTATTTATTTCTGAAAGGTCTACATAATCTGGATGTGTCGGTAATTGCACAATGTATTTTTGAATTTCTGCTTTTGCTCTGGCATAGTCAATAACTGTGTCCTTTGCTACTTTATACTCCTGTTTCAAAAAGGAAAGTTTATCCTTTTCGTTCAATTCATCAAGATCCCCGGTTACAACCGTTGCTGCATAGTTCTTTTTTATTTTTTTAGTCATCGTTTTCTTCGAGGATGCGCATGGCCTCTTTTTCAGTGTCTACAATTTGCATGCCCTCCTGCACTCCAACACATACTGCTTTCACAAGAGGGTCTTCTTTTGAGAAACGTTTAATATCCTTCATTGTTAGTTTATATGTCCGTTTTGACAGCTTCGCACTGAATTTATCAATATCAGAATCAGATGCGGTGTCTAGGACAGTATCCACCTCTATGAGTGTTCCTAACCGGACTGTGGCAATATCTCCATTAGGAAACTTATGTGAAAGCGTTGTATCATAATGTTTAGCTATTTTCATCTGCTTGCGCCTTGTGAATGTCCGCTACAATAGCCCTTAGTAACTTAGGTGTCTTTCTTAATACTTTACATGCATTGGGCTTACCCTGTCCTATTCTTTCGTCCTTATAATTATACCAAGCTCCCTGCATTTCTAAGACATCTAAATCATACCCGAGATCAAGAATTTCTCCTTCTTTATTAAATCCATGCCCAAAGATAAGATCTGTTTCTATTGTTTTGAAGGGTGGAGCTAATTTGTTCTTAATAATTTTTATTCTTACTTTGTTACCTATAATTTTAACCTCTGCTTTTTCATCTTTATCTTTTTTCTTGCCTTTTTCCTTGATGGATCCAATTCTACGAATGTCCATGCGGATACTTGCATAGAACTTGAGGGCATTTCCACCACTGGTCGTTTCAGGATTTCCGAATACTACCCCAATTTTTTGTCTTAGTTGATTGATAAATATAACTAAAGTGTTGGTTTTAGAGACAAAACCATTGATTTTGCGCATTGCCTTGCCCATTAGACGCGCCTGGAGGCCCATCTGTTGCGCAGCCATGTCTCCATCTATCTCAGCCTGTGGGACGAGTGCAGAGACAGAATCTACGACTGCTATGGCCAGTTTACCAGACGCTACGCCCATCTCAAGAACGTCCAAGCCTTGCTCTCCAGAGTCAGGCTGACAGATCGAAAGTAATTCAGGGTTTACCCCGATCTTTTGAGCTAAAGTCGGATCAAACGCATGTTCAGCGTCTATAAATAGTGCCTCTCCTCCTAATTTTTGCGCCTCTGCGATACAATGCAGTGATAACGTGGTGTTGTGCGTAACGATAAAGTCGTTAGTTACGTACAGGTGGTCTGGGTGATCTACATAAATACATTTGGCTTCTTTTTTACCAATGTAATTTATGCCTGCTATCCACCTGCTTCGATAGTCTAATTGTTTACAAATTTTAGATTTGTGTAATTTACGTGTTAGTCTAAATAACGCTATGTTTCTTGGTGCTAGTATGGACATTCTATATGCAGGTTTTCCTGATAATGTATTTCCTGCGTAGGTATAATGTGTCTGTTTAGTCGATATGCCCGTTTTACCCCCTAGACTTTGTACCAAATGTTGCACACCTTCAGCAAGTAATCTACTTGTTGTAACAAACTCTACCATACGGTGTCCGTTACTAATAGACCCGTCAGTGTCCAATAATCCTTGGAGTATCGCCATTCTATCTTGGATTGACGCATATAAGTATTCTATAGGGATAAACTTTTCGTGAGATCGTAGCCCATGCAACCCAAGCTTTTCTAGTGTTTTTGTTAGCCACGATTTATTATGGCCCCTTTTAATTTTACTAATTGTGTAATCATATTTACTCTTACCTATTTTCTTTACTTTCAATTTAGTTTGTTTAGCAAATGTTTGTAATGAAGTTACCAGTTCAGCATCCGCTGTAGAAAATTTTATAGTACTTCCTTGCGAAAAACTCCCGTTACCGAGGAGCATTCCTAAAATGTATGGATCTAATGGTAATTCTTTTTCCTGCTTACTAAACGTTACGGGATCTACTAATGGAATCATATACTTTAATCTGTCGCTTAGTTTGAAGTCCTTCACTATTTCGCATAACGGCAAAATTCTCCATAAATTGTTTTGTTTGTCCTCCCAAGTTTGTACCGTCCATAGGTGGTCTTTACAACATTCAGTTTTACTTCCATCTGAAAAAACTATTTCAAATATGTCTTTTTTACCTTGTGGAAATGTCACGCTGACAACAGCCGAATTGCCATCTGCCGCAATTATAAGATCGCCTGGGCGAATGTCGCCCATAGTTTTCCACCCAATAGGCGTTAGGATTTTTGCATCTAGTGGCTGTGCTTTTCCAGATCCTTCAGGTCCGAATACCTCTACGAGCCTTCCACGGGGGAATCCCCCTATTCCCAAGGCTTCATCAACCAGTATGGACCCAGTAGAAATTGTATCTACCTTTATAATTGATTTATCGTTCATTCGGCGTATAGCTGTCCTTCCGTACTCTTTCTGGATGTTTACTATTAGTTGATCTACAGAGTCAACCTTAGTTTTATCTTTCTTTTTTTGCTTTGCCATAATTATACCCCTTTCAATGTTCCGAGAGTCTTTCCCACTTCAAAATCTAATGCCATTTTGCACCTAAAACCTGGAAAAGAGCTATTTACTACTTTGGTCATTACTTCAATTAGCCTACCTACATCTGATTCCCTTACTTGTATATAATTAGCATCATGGATTGTACCCATAGGATAACAGTAAATATTTTTCTTTTTAGCAAACTTTAGATTCATAACCATAAAGTGATTATTCATATCTGAAGCTAGTCCTTGGATCGGGCTGTTCTTTGTCTGTCTCTCAGCTTCTGCTTTTACCATATGGTCGTCACTGTGTATTTCTGGTAGTCTACGTACTCGGCCCAACCATGTTTTTACGAATCCGTAGGTTTGGACAAAGGCAACTTGTTTATCCAGCCATAGTGCAGCCATGGGGTAGGTTTTGAAAAATAGATCTCTAATAGCATCTGCATCATCTCTAGAAATCCCGTATTGTTCTGATATAGATTTTGTCCCACGCCCAAACATAAGTCCAAAAACACAATTCTTGGCAGCCTCCCGCTGTTCTTTAGTTACTTCGTCTTCTGGTACTCCGAATATCTCAGATGCTGTCTTACGGTGGATATCCATTCCAGATTCGATATCATGAATCATTTTTTGATCATTAGAGTAATGTGCCCAGCATCTAAATTCCGCCTGTGCTAAATCTGCTCGTAAAATGACCATTCCAGGATCAGCTAAGAAGCATTTCTTAAATTCTATCGCGTCCCGTTTTATGTTTTGGAAGTTGGGGTTCTCACTACTTAATCTTCCGGTTACGGCCCGATGCTGCATGTAACTAGGATGTACTCTTCCATCAATCTTCGATTTGTTATACACGGATACTAGGTATGTGGATAAAAATTTTGTAAGTTTTCTATTCGTTATAATTTTTTGTGCAATCTCAACTTGGTTGCTATTTGCTAATATAGTTAATACGGATGCGTCAGTGCATGCCTGTTTTGTCTTTGTTAGTTTAGTTACAGGAAGTTTTAGCATATCGAAAAGGAGTTCTCGAAGTTGCTTTGAGGATTTTGGATTGAACTTCCAATCCTTCTTCTTAACTCTAGCTTTTAGATATTCAATCTGTGAAGATCTGCTTCTTAATGTTTTAGACTTCTCCCATTTTTCCTTAAATTGTTTGCTTACATGTGCAAATCTTATTTTTTGATATTTTTTAACCTCTGTGGTAGTTTTTATATCTTTTTCTGATATGACTACTTTTCCTTGATATTCTTTAATGATTTTTTTCAATTTTTTTCTATTTATTTTTATTCCTTTACGCTCTATCCGCATCAGAATTTTTAGAGTAGGCAAAGTGTATTTTTTATAAAAATCCATCAGATTTTGTTTGATTAACTCCTTCTTGAATATTACATATAGACGATAAGTGGCGTCAGCATCCCCCTGTGCATATGTACATAAAATATTATAAGGAATCATACCATAGTTGAAGTCTTCCTTTTTTATTTTATGCTCTTTCATATATTTAGCTTTAAATTCGTCTAAGGGTGCCCAATACTCCCCCAGATCTAAATAGCGCAATGTCAGCACTTCAAGTGTCTTCTTTGGTATATTTTCATCAATAAGGGCTATTGCTGGGAGGGTATCGAAGTATGGCCCCTTTACCCGGAAGTTATTGACCCATAGGACTTGAACATCATACTTTAAGTTTTGCCCTATCTTTTCCTTCTTAGAAATAAATATTTTCTGGAGTCTATCTTTCTGTTCTTGGGATAGCCTATCCCATTTAATTGTTACCCCCAATCCAATCTGCCAGGACAGCGCCATTAGAAGTATTTTAGCTATTAGTGGATCCAATGATGTAGTTTCTACGTCGAATGCGAATGCATCTACATTTTCTAATTGCTCAAGTACTTTATCTATTTTTTTTGGAGTATCTGCGTCTATCCATTTTGTTTTTGTTTTAGCTAATACTACTCTTTCTCTTGCTCTAGATTCCTGTTTAATGAGCAGCATCCCTTTTAACAGGTTGTCGTACTCTCCAGGATTGCGCAGGATGTACGCTGGATGCAGAACAGGAACTACCTTTGTTTTTAGCTCCTCGCTTTGAAACACGTTATTTTGTAATTTAGTTATCCCTTTGCGTTTAAGTACTGCTTCGAGAGCAATTGCCCCCAAGCAACCTATTACATTAGGCTTTATTACTTCTATTTCCTTTAGGAGATAACTCCTACATGCTGTAATTTCTTTTTTTCCTGGTTTTTTATTTTCAACTGGTGTGGCGCATTTTACAGCATTAGTAATGTAAATATCTTTACGATTAATATCTAATTCTGCGAGAACATCGTCTAATAGCTCCCCGGAACTCCCTACAAATGGAATTCCATCGATATCTTCAGATTGTCCAGGGGCTTCCCCCACAAGTAGTATTTTTGCTTTGCGTGATCCTTTACCCTTAAGCCGAGGAGATCCAATGTCTAAATTTAATCGTGGACATTTTATAGAGCAGTGCTTACGGGGGTCGCCCATATAAGTTCCTAACAAACACAGAATTTATAATAAGTAGTGCTACAGATATAATACTATGGAGGCAATTACTTCTTGATGTGGTAAACCCCACGCTTTCCTGTATCCAGTTTAATCCCGTCTCGCTTCAAATTGGAGAGCATCACGCTCACATAATTCTTAACCTTCTCAGGTGTTTTATTTGCAGTAAGTTTATTTTCTATGATTGCTTCTGCAAGGGAGTCCCGCGTTTGCGATTTCTGGTTCAACAATTTTATTACTAGTTCTTTTGCAGTTCCTTTTCGCGTCTTTCTTTGCGTCTTATCTTTAACAGGTTTCTGTGTATTCTTTTTTGATGCCTTTTGCTTTTTGGAAATTTTTTCCTTAGCAACCTTGGCCTTCTTTACAGACTTACTTTTCTTAGTTTTTTTCATTGCTTTTTCCTTTAGTTTGTGCTTTTTTGGGGGAGTATCTTCATCTTCATCTTCATCTTCATCTTCATCTTCGGAGTTTAGTGCCGCCAAATCGTCTTCATCGGTGCTTTTAGGTGTAGGCATAGCTACGGCTTCCTCTTCCTCTTCCTCTTCCTCTTCCTCTTCCTCTTCCTCTTCCTCTTCTTCCTCTTCTTCTTCTTCCTCTTCTTCCTCTTCTTCTTCTTCCTCTTCTTCCTCTTCTTCCTCTTCTTCCTCATCCGGTGCTTTTGATTCTCTTAGAGAAGCCTCGATAGGATCAACATCTGCGGCATCCTCGGAGGTAGGAACTGGAAGAGCCATATAATTTAACTCAAGATCCATTTCTTCCTCAGATGCTAAAATAAGAACTTTAACCTTTTTAGCAGTTTTTCCAACGATCTGAATTTTTTTGTCCCACGGTGTCATAAAATACTGCCCAACTTGTCCTGTACCAAGCTCAACATACCCTGCAGTTTTTGAAACTTTTGCCATTGCCTGCTCCTTTTCTTGGTTACGTATATCAGTAAATGCAACCCTTAGTTTAGTAGTTGTGACGTTATCTTTACTATGATCATTATACTCAGTTGGCAGTTTTTTAATACGTTTATTAGAAGTTAATATTAAGTCGGCAAATGGTACCATAATTTTTTTGAGATTACGAGGACTTACCTTAGAAACTATCGCTAATAATTCAATGCAAAGTTTACCTTTTTCATCATTAGGTAATCTGCGTACATAATACATAATCTCTTCTGTAGTTAGTTTCTGTGGCATTATCTCTCCAGTTTCAGTAGCTATACGTGACATTTTTTTAAATTTTTTGTATTGGATACTAGAAAACTTTTCTTTTACCTCGCAAATATCTACAGGTGCTACCGTTGGCATATGCTTTACACCAAGCATACCCCCTTCTATATCTTCAGATATTATACCTTCTAATGATACAACTCTAGGAATTAATTTTTTCTTTTTAGTAGTTATTCTTTGTTCTGGGTAATTCAGTACACTTTTATCTGATATGCGTTTATTGAACCTATTCGTTAAAACATTGTTTACTTTAGTTCTAAAAAGATTAAAAAATGGCTCATTGCGATATCTAGGCCCATAGCGTTGTAGTGCTTGCCAAACATTTGTCATTACATCCTGGGCTGCATCATCAGTATCATAGCGGTCAGATTTTTGTGCAGACCGCCAAACGTAGCCTTTTATGTAATTATAAAATTCAGTAGCATGATCATGTTTTAGCTCCCATTGTCCATCTGGAAGTTGCCGAACGGCAATAGCCTCTGCCAAATGCTGCAAGTGCGCTTGGTCCACTGAAGTTTTCCTTTTTTGGGGATGTATGAGGCACCTGTGCATCATAGGCATAAACTCCAAAAAGTCAAGTTAAAAGTTACTGTCTGCAGTGATTTTCGGCTACTATTTTTTCGATGTCTGTAAACCCTCTTTTTGTAAAGGCAATTAAATCCAACAAGCTTATTTCAAGACAATCTGTTAATGCTTTTGTATCGATCATGAGTGCATCAAACATGTCATAAGCCTTGAATCTTATATCATTATCCAAGTCAATTACAAGTAAATTTAATTCGTCGTCCATCTTTGATTTAAATTGAATAAAATTAGTTATTATTGGATCTTTAGTTGCACACAAATCTGGAAAAGGTCGATAATCTACATTGAATCTTTCTTGAATATCTTTAGCGGTACCATGTGCTCTGCAGCCAAAGCAATGGTAACTTGCATCCTCATAAACAACAAATGAAGGGGTTTTCTCATTGTGAAAGGGGCACCGTGCACGCCAACGTCCCCCGAATGGCTCTAGGACTATTCCAGCTTCTCTGTAGAAGGATTCAATGTTCAAGCAGCATCTTCCTTACTATCTTGGTACGAGTAGCGCTTTTTGAGCTTATAGACTTTCATCCCGGTAATTACTCTATCCCCAACGTAATTCTTTTCCCATATAGCCATTAATGGAATTTCTTTCCCGTGTGTTCCATATCTATTTTTATCAATAATTGACCACAGCCTATTTTGTAGTAAATCTTTACTGTCCTGTTTTAGTCTAACCACACTTTCGCAGTGCGGGGCCATAAAATTAGACAGCCCGATATTATGGACGCCTTGTTCCACTTCCTGTTTCTTATACTTAGCATCGATGTCTGCTTTAGATGCATCCCTACTTTCTTGTGTAGCAGTAAGGATTGCTACGTTACAATATTTTGCTATCTCATGATACTCCTTGAAAAGAAAATCGTATTTTTCAGACCTCCCATTGTACCGCTTCATCGGTTCCATAAGATTAGCGTAGTCAATAACGACTAAATCTGGGTTTACCCCATTTGCGGCACGATATACTTCGATCTCTTCTAAAATCATAGAAGATGATGCCCCCATTGCAATATCAACTATCCACACGTTTAATTTTTCCTTCAATTGTTTTTTCAGGGCATGTGCATATCTTCGTTTATTTATTTTGTCTAGTTTTCCAAATATTATTTTATCTCCGTCTACCCAGGCCATTCTTGAATCAAAGCAACTGGCCAGTAAGTTAAATGCCATTTCTAACGAAAAATACATTACATTATACCCAGCTATTGCTGCATTGTATGCCACATTTACGGCTGTGCGGGTTTTTCCACCCCCAGTCTTAGAATAGATTAATGTTACAAAAGATTTGTGCATACCACCTAAATTATCATCAAAAGGTTTAATCCCAAAAGGAATAATACTACCTACATCTCCCCGTTCAGCAGATTCATATTCTTCAAATCTTTCTTTTATCCTGTCATATATCTTTCCACGAACGATTGCGTCGTTACCATTTCCAAATGCTAATAATTCAGAAATCATTTTTTTACGCATATCTATGTAGTCCGTGTCACCTTCTTCAAATTTATTTTTAATATGCTCCACTACATCGAGTAGCACTCGGCCAGTTCTGTAATTTTCTGCTTGCTCAAACTCGAATTCAGCATCGGTCTGAACAACTTTTGGAAGTTTATCTAGTACATTTAACGCATCTACAATGTCTTCTGCCTCTTTTATGCTTGGTTTTACTACTTTACTTGAAAATCTTTTAAGTGCATTTTTACTTGGTGGAGACTTGTATCTCTTTACATATTTTTTTATAAGTTCAGCAGCTTTTCTATATTTCGGATTCACAAAAATATCTAAATTCAGGCGGATTGCCCGCATATGCGTGGGGGACTGTAGGAGGAGCGCAAGAAGCCTGCGCTCATTAGCTTTTGAACTGAGACTTGGCATTTATTTTTTCTTCAAATTTTTCCGTCCTGATTCACCAAATATCGGAATATCTTCTAGATACCGGAATCTATCTCGAATGAACGTTGGAAATTTTGGTTCACATTCATTCCGTATAACGTTTGAACTTACCAACAATGCTATTCTAGCATCATACAAATCTGATAATAGTTCATAAAAAAGTTCTCGTCCGAAGGAATTCGGCTTAGTAGTCAAATATACCTTATCTAATTCCTCTATTGCTAATATATCTACTGAATTGAAAATATGCTGTAAGAGGGCCTTAGCATCAGGATCATTTCTTGCAATTTGAAATTTTAATGAAATAAAATGTGATGCCCTCCCAAAGTAGGGCTTGAATCCTCTATCTATTGCTTTCCTCAAGATATTACATATCAGCGAACTCTTGGCCAATCCGGGGGGAGCATGAAACCACAACCCTTTCCCGTTAATTATATTGTCCTTGAGATTTTCAATATAGTCCTTTATTTTTTCAATTGATTTTTTATTGTCCTTAATTATTTTTTTATCTAACTGTTTGAATGTCCAATGTCTATATTGTGTTGGAATATTTGCCTCTATCATTTTTAATTCGTAGCTTATATTCTGAACACAGATACAATCTGTCAGATTAATCTTACCATCTAATTTCCGTGTTTCAGAATAGCCCAATCCCCCACAAACAGGACAATTTTCTCGTATTCTCTGTAGTCGGTTAAACTCTTTTTGATCTATTTGATACATAGTTACCTTAGCTATCAAACTGCTGCACATAGCTCTCGAACTTTTCATTCTCTTCTGCTAGCACTTGATCCAGTCTATGATAATCTGCTGGTGTTGCAAACTGGGCATCTTCCTTCATTAAGTAATTATACAAAGTAGGCGTACAAATGTGTGCGATTGTCGGTTTACTAATGTTTGTAAAGTATCTCTCAAAAGCGCGGTCGATGAACTGTTTATATTCCTTCTTGTCAATATGATTACCTAGTTGAAATGAATCTATCCTTTGGTACGCTCGTACAATATTGCCTACTTGGCGATACTCACTACGGTATTTTTCATGATACTTAGTACAAAAATAGTGGTAAAAATCAAACGGCTTCCAAAGAACTACTTCTTTTAAATGTGCCCATGCACCTGTCTTTTCAATGTGATCCCGCAAACGCTTATTTTGATGCTTCAATCGTATTAACTTTTTGATAATGCTTCTTTCCACTGGATCTCTTTGTGCTTTCCCAGCCAGTGCACTATTAATCATTAGATCTTCTACGCTTACTGTGTCCATGAAGGAGACTCCTCTTTATAAAGATCAACCGGAACCTGTTTTACTTTTAATTTTATAGCTCCCATTCGTTTATACAATGCTGCACGCCGCTTGCTATGAGCACTCAAAAATTTACCTCGATCCATAAAGTCTACAATAATGCCATATTTTTTATCCTTGGTTGCTGTAAGTGACCTTAGTTTTTGCATCGTCGTAACCGAGGACTTGTATCCTTCTGCGTTTATCATTGCATCCAGTCCACGGATGTTCAAGCCTTCCTTTCCGACAGTAGCAATAATACATTGAATTGTTTTATCATTAAGGGCTTTGTATAATCCTTCTCTAATTTCACTAGAAATTTTTCCCTTAACAAAGACACTTCCAGGGATGAGTGCCCGTAAGATTGGGCCATGAAGTAAGTTCCTTATCATTACAAACGCAGTCTTATTTGATTTGTACAAGTTTTTAACTATGTCAGCAATAAATTTATTCCTATACATGTTCTGTACTATATTGGTAGCATAAATGTCTGGAAACTCTTTAAGTCCAGTAGTGTACCATCGATATGGAAGTTGATACAGGACAATCATAGGCCGAGCAATCCGTCCATGGTTAATTAGTGTTTTGTATTGCACCTTAAAAATGATAGCACCAATTGCTGCTTCTAGTTCCAGATAATGTGTATTGTCTGGCTTGGGTGTTCCTGACAATCCGATAACATAACCCGCAGAGAGTAATTCATTTAATAAGATATTATTTTTTGGGGCAAGTGCATGATGACATTCATCAAATATAACAACCTTTACATTACGAACCAATCTTAATAATGCTAGATTTCTTTGCTGAGTTTCTTCCTTTAATGTTACGTTCTCTTCTTTGCCTTTTACTGCGGAAAGCGCACGGGTAATTGCTTGATAGCTTGTTACCATTACTTTACCCTGCACGTATACACCTTCAGAGAATATCCCGACTGGTATTTGTAAATGGTATTCTAAATCTTTTTTTGTTTGACGCACTAAATCTTTTCCGTATGTAACTACCCAAGCAGAATAATGTCCAATATTTTTAATTGCTGCTGCTGCAATTGCAGTCTTTCCCGATCTGACTGGAGCACTTATTATTCCACGGCGGTATTTCAGAATCCGTTTGACAGCTTGTTTTTGAAATGTTTCTAATTTGAACCCATAAATATCGCTAGTTCCGCAAGGTTCGTAATTATTCTTATAAATAACTTCTACATTATAGTGCAGTTTTTCCTCTAGGAAAGTACGTATTCTGTAAAGACACCCTGCAGGTGCAGTTTGATCTTTATATATTAGTGTTTTTCTGCCATCCCAACCATAAAGTTTATACTGGGTAGTATACTGATAATTATTTACTGTATATGTAAGGTGCTTACGCAGCAATCGTGTGTCCTCAAGGGGTAGCCGTGTTGTGACTTTAAGCCGCACTGGACCTACTTCGATTTGTACATCCATACGAGTATTATACTCTACTGAAAACTATGTTCTGGTGGATTTTTACGTAATTCTCGTTCTTTCTTTTTGAATATGCACATATTGTACCTCTGGAGAGACTCCACTCCCAGGTTGAGTGCTTTGAAGGTTGTTCGGTGATTATGGTAAACAAATGTTCCTAGACTTAGCCATTGTTTATATCCATGAGCCCTCATGCGCATGCAGAACTCGTCATCGTCTCCTAAACCTATGCTCATTTCTTCACAGAGCGCTCCTATTTTATCAAATAGTGATCGGTGCATCGCAGCACAGAAAAATGAAATGGGCATTCCCGTGACATCTAAGTATTTATCTTTGTGCATTTTTTTTAATTTCATCCAGTAATGCAATTTGATAGAATCATTGTACGGGGGAATTCCAACTTCCCAACGATAATTCAAATATTTGTTTGTTTGCCACGATAGCTTGCTTTGGGTAATAGGTCCAACTACACCAACATTAGCATGATGATACAGAGGTTTGATCAGATTGCTTTCCCAATCAGGAAATACCTCTGTATCATTATTTAGCAGAATGATATATTCACCGCGAGCAGCTTGAATTCCTTGATTGGTTGCTTTGATAAATCCTTTATTCTCATCGTTTTTTATCAGGATACATTTACCCTTGAATAAATCAGCCTGCCTAGCTATTATTTTCCGACTGTCTTTTATGGATGCATTGTCTATCCAGATGACCTCGAAAGGCAGTTTAGTAACTGTACGAATAGAATGAAAACATTTTACAGTCATATCCGGCTGATCTAGGACCGGAACTACAATGCTTATGACTGGATTACCCATTTACTTCTCGCATGACCGCTTTCTTTTTTTCTCTGAGTACCCGTATGTTCTTTCTTCTAATAGAATCTACAGGTAATTTTAGCGCTTTGAAAGTTGTTCTGTGGTGGTGGTATACAAATGTTTCCAAACTTAAAACCAACGTTAGATTATGCGCACGTAACCTAAAACAATATTCATCATCATCCCCCAGTCCAATACCAAAATCTTCATCTAACAATCCAATTTGATCAAATGTTTCTTTCCTTAGTGCAACACAAAAGAATGACAAAGGTAATGCACCAATATCCATATATTTATCTTTGAATTTACGGGATATTATCTCGTTATATTTGTGGATATTTTTTGTGTTATCCCCACCTTTTGTAAACTTTGGAATCTTCAAATCCCATCTTCGGTTGAGATTGGTGGCTTCTTGCCAAGATATGCTACTCTGAGTAATTGGTCCTACTGCACCAACAGTTGCGTCTTTTCGCAGTGGTGTTACTAATTTTGTAGCCCAATATCTACTCACTTCAGTATCATTGTTCAAAAGAATAATGTACTTACTGCTCGATTCTGCCTCTTTTATTCCAATATTTGTTGCTTTTACAAAACCTACATTTTGTTTCAATTTTATCAGTTTTGTATGTACATTAGGTCTAGTGGCCTGCCTTCTTATCAATCCAAAATTATCATCATTGGAGTTATTATCTACCCAGACTATTTCGTATGGAAGTTTAGTATTAGCACGAATACTTGCCAAACAGCGAACTGTCTTTGCTGACTCATTGTGAACAGGGATAATAATACTCACTTTTGGTTTATATCCGTCTCTATGCATTTTATACATCTTTAGGGCTATTCACCCTGCGTAGTTCATTGTCTTTCATTGCCCTATACTCGGGTTTGTCATCTGCCCCTCGATGATACACTAGATCCTGAGAAGATAAGTACCCAATCCAATAGCCATGTGCTGCAGCACGGGCACTTATATGTTTATCGACACCATATATTATCCCCTTTGGGTGACCACCAATTTCTAAAAATCTGTTTCTTGGGGACAATCTACATACTCCGTTTATCATGAATTCTGAAGCGTCATAATGAATAAGAACTGAGTCTTTATCATTTACTTTGACAATTTTACCACGGGTGCCTCGATATAAATTCATTCCTGACCGTGTTGCGAAGGTATCACCCCCTGATTTAGGCCCCCTGGCCCAAGGCATATCCCAACCCAAAAAAAGCAATTGTTCTTCACCTACCCACTCGTATGCCCCCACAAGGCGTTCTGCGTAGCATAGCGGTACATCGATATCATCGTCTACCTTGATGATGTACTCCCCTTTTGCCTCTTTTGCAAGGTAATTAAACGCTTCCATGCCAATATTTCTGGCATGCCCAACTACCTTGGATACCCTGCAATCTGCTCGTCCAAATGCAGACGCCCAATCATAGGATCCATCGTCTGATCCATTGTCCCAAATAAGCATTTCTAGTGGGACATTACCCGCATGTGCGAGCAATAATGGAATATATCGACTAGATAGGTCAACACGATTATACGTGAGAACTAGTATGGAAACTTTAGGTTTCATTCATTATCCAAATATTCTACTTCGTAGATTATAATGTCTGGTGTTTCGATTGCTGTTTTCATTAACTGTATAGGTTGTTGCCATAATCCTTCATTAATTGATTTACGTTCTACGTTTGAGTAGTTTATAGATTTAGTTCTAGGATCATGCTTATTTATATCTTTCTTTTGTCTTTTTGGGTGAGATTGTACTTTCTTTTTCTTATTCCCACGTTTAGTTTTTGAGTTTTTCCATTGTAAATTTAGTATGCGAGCGCGTGGACCTAAATTATTATTTTCATGGAGTCTCTTCATAGTATGGTTCTTAGAGTACTAATTATTCTACTACCAGCCTTGCCATCCCAAATAAGTTCTGCCAGTTTTACACATTCGTTAGCCATAATATTATTAACTGCACGCAATAAGGCAGGATAATCTTGTCCAACTAGTGTATTTGTTCCTCTTTCAATAGTAATAGGTCTTTCCGTATTATTTCTTAATGTCAAGCAGGGAATACCGAGTGCGCTTGTTTCCTCCTGCAATCCCCCTGAATCCGTTATTACAAATTTGCAATCTAATACTAACGATAAAAACTCAAAATAACCCAAAGGCGATATCAATTTAACATTTTTCAAGTTCAAATGCGCTAAGTTACTCCCAATCTTTGGATGAACCGGAAAAATTATCGGAAGATCACAGCCTATTTTGTTAATGTTCTTGAGAATGTCTATTAAATTACTCCCAACATTACTTGGTCTGTGAATAGTCATAACAACGTATTCATCTTCTTTTAAATGTAATTCTCTGCAGTATTTTCTATGGTTTATTGCAGCTAGGTTAGCATATAGCGTATCAATCATTGTGTTACCAACAAGGTATACATTATGCTCTTTGCCCTCTTTTTTCAGATTTTCAACTCCAGCAGGCTCTGTGACAAAGAAAAAATCGCTTACAGAATCTATTAGTATTCTGTTAAGTTCTTCCGGCATCGTATAATCAAATGACCTTAAACCAGCTTCAACATGAATTAACGTCGTTTTAGTGATATTTGCGGCCAATGCTGCAGCTAACGAACTTATGACATCACCAACTACTATTACAATCTTCGGTTTATATACTGAAAACAGTTCTATAAATCTCGTTTTACACTTGTATAAAAATTCCCCATAAGTAGCTAAAGTAGCGATCCCTAAGTTAACCAATGGCGGGTCAATATGTAACTCCTGAAAGAAGATATCACTCATAGTAGCGTCATAATGTTGGCCTGTATGAATTAGGTCAATGACCACGTTCTGCTTTTTTGCCGCTACAAGTATTGCCGCAGCTTTTATAAAGTTAGGACGTGCTCCAACAATCAGAAAAATGTTATTCATTTAATTACCCTACTACAGTTACACACTTCCAACAATATTTTTAACAGTCTTTATTACATACAGCGTTTCTTTATTTTTTAGTTTTGGATATAACGGCAAAGAAATCGTTGATGCACCAATTTCTTCAGCGTTTGGAAAATCTCCACAATCATATCCATATACTTCTCTAAATTTTTTTAATAAATGCACTGGTCTGTAATTAACTGTTGTGTTAATCCCAACACTCTGCAACTTTTTAACAATCAAATCCCGCTTGTCCGGTGCGACAAGTACAGTAAATAAATGACACCCATGCTTCGCATTCGGTACTTTACTGAGTATGCGAACGCCCCCTATGCCCTGTAGTTCCTGCACATATATATTAAAGCATTTTTCTCTTTTTTTCCAATAATTTTCTACGTTTTTCAATTGTGGAATAAGTAAGCTGGCTTGAATATTGCTCATATTATATTTCCAACCAAAATCTACAATATCCCAATGCTTAAATTTTTCATACCTATTTGCAGCATCTTGTGATAATCCATGCGTTCTAAGTAATCTAATCTTCTTTGCAAGACTATCTGAATTTGTAACAATTGCACCACCCTCACCACATGTTATGCTCTTAGTAGTATAAAAACTGAAACATGCAGTAGTTGATACTTGCCCAGGCTTAATAAAGTCCCGATAACTTTCTAATGCGTGCGCCGCATCTTCTATAATAAACAAGTTGTGCTTGTCTGCTATTCTTTTTATTTCTAGCATGTTGCACATTTGGCCATATAAATGTACTGGAACTATTGCTTTTGTTTTATCTGTGATCGCTTTTTTTATTAAATTAGTATCCATATTGCCAGTTGTTTTTTCAACATCAACAAAAACAGGGGTTGCACCGCATTGTATAATTGCTAATGCAGTTGCTGCAAATGTCATTGGTGTGGTAATAACTTCATCTCCAGAACCAATACCTAAAGCTAATAGGGACAAATGTAACGCAGCAGTGCAACTTGTTACTCCAATGCCCTGTTGCACAGTTAAGTACCTTGCAAGATCCCTTTCAAACTTGACAACATGTTCTCCTGTAGTTAAAAAAGTAGAATTTAAGCATTTCCATATGCTTATCTTTTCTCTAAGTCCAATGTTATGTTTGTAGAATTCAATCTTCATGAATTATTCCAATATCTGCAGATAAAATACGCGAAGAAGGTGGAATGTCTTGTACGATATTTAAATAAAACTGATTCTAAGCATATCAAGAAAAAATTCTTACTACCTTGTCTGATGTGATAAGTTTCTTTATATCGAGATAAATCACTAAGTATTAGTCTCAATAAAGATTTTAATGCCATGCTTTTACTCCCTCGGCAGTAACAATGGGGATATCACGCAACCATAGTTGTTTCTCCCAAAGACGCTTATTAGCATTATACCAGGCAATTGTTTTATTGAGGCCGTCAACCCACGATGTTTCAGGTTTCCATCCTAAAACGTTTTGTATTTTATTAATATTTGCCGTATGTCTAATAACTTGTCCTGGTCTATCCACTATAGTTGTGCTACTACTGCTCTGCATTACCCTTGTTATAGTCTTAGCAATATCTCCAATAGAAATATCTTTTCCGCTTCCAACATTAAATACCTCTCCGATAACTTTGTTAAGATCAGCGTGCATAACAACATCAAGTGCACTACATACATCTTCAACATAAACAAAGTCTCTTTTCGCAGATCCATCTCCATGAATACGCATAGGTTCTTTTAGTATACTACTGGTAATAAAACGAGGAATAACTTTTTCAAGATGCTGTCTTGGTCCATAATTGTTAAATGGTCGAATAATAATTGCAGGAATTTTATATGTATTCCAATAAGAATAAACCAACCTATCTGCTCCAACTTTTGCTGCTGCATATGGGCTGCTCGGGTTCAATGGGTGATTTTCATCCATTGATTCTGTTAGTGCTGTTCCATAAACTTCCGATGTAGAAATATGGATAAAACGCTCAATAGTGTTTTTGTGCTTACATACGGCATTAGCAATGGTTTGAGTACCTAAGACATCTGTATGAAAGAATAAAGTATTATCGTAAATAGATCTTGTTACATGTGTCTCCGCTGCAAAATGAACAATAATAGTAGATCTACGTACTAAGGTGTCTACTAAATTAGCGTTTGTAATGTTACCATACCAAAATTCACCACGATCAGACGCATTTCCTATAAGTAGCTGTGGAAGATTATCTACTGAACCAGCATAAGTTAATGCATCCAATATCAAAATTTTGTATTTTGGATACTTATTCATAATATATTTTACAAAATTGGAACCAATGAAGCCTGCGCCACCTGTGATCAAAATAGTTTTCATATTATCTCCCTTTTAGCATCGTACTATATGCTGTAAGTAAATTTTTCCAAGTAACGTCTGCATCCCAACCTTTAAGGAAAGCGTTATTTTTCTTAAACATAGGGCAAAGAGTTTTCAAATTTTTTATTGCATAAATAAGTTTATTTTGAATATCTTCTACAGTTAAATCACATTCAATAATATTAACATTATTTTTTAGGTAAGACCAAGAACTTTTATGTGACAAAACAACCGCCCCAGAGTAGGCGGCTTGAATAGTTGTACTAGATGTTCCATGATCTGGTGCCATAGATCTAACAATATTGTGGTTTTGTACCGTTTTAGCAAAGTCCTCCTGAGTAAGCATACTTGGTAAAAACGTTATTTTATTATATATACCTAATTTTTTTGACAACTGAACTATATTTCCTGGAGATAAAGAAGTTATTTCTATGTTAGGAAACATTTTTATTATTTTAGGAAGTATACTAAAGAATGCAGCTTGATAATGTGTACGTGTAATTAGCAATCGGGGTACATGCGTATTAGGTACAGCGTTCTTATATAGGTATAACCGCACAGGGGGAAACGAAAATATTCCCTTGGATCTACTTTGACTATATGCATCTAATAGTACATTCAAAAATTTTGTATTGTTGCACATTACGTAAGAACAAGCATTTAGACATGCTTTAATTCTACTAAACATATGTGAGTTTTGTGCTATATCCCATATAGACCAAGGAACAACTATTCCTGGCTTGTTGCTGTACACTATTGCGTAGTACATAGGCATAGCACACTTGGATAAGTAGTGTCCATGAATTATATCTGGATGTTCCGCTGCGATAACCTTAGCAATAAATTTCTCTAGTTTTTTACTTTCTACTGCATTAATTGGTTTATTTTTGAAAAATAATGGATAGTTATAGTAATATGTTGAAATACCCATAAAAAGTTTTTTATCATAATCTTTTATTGTAGTTGGATAACTTATTACACACTGCTCAAAGTTAGTATATTGTTTAATTTGTTCCAAAATCCCAGTTACGTGGGGGGAGTTCACACCACCTATGTGCAAAATCTTTGTCAAATTTCACCATTTCTATATAGGATAAATATGCGCTGTATACCATAGTCCCCAAAATTAGGAAGCAACATTGCGACTCTGTTTATTTCATTTAGATATTCTACATTACTATTGGTTATCTTAGCAATCCAAGGGTAAACTACCCTAGACAAAACATAATACGAACTAGAATAGTCGTCGTCATGTGACACACAAAAATCTAAAGATAGTTTATTAACGACCGATTTACTAAGATATCGATTGTGCCAAGGCTGTACCAGATCTGGTAAATCAAACGCTGCCCGTAACTTGTTTAGTCTCTGCAAATTTTCCTCAACAGCTTCCATTATAATTACGTTCCCGCCACACCATACCATAGAAAACAAGTTATGTACGGCTTGTAGTTGTGCCTCATCACTTATTAGATTTATTAGAGTACGCTTTACAATAATGGTATCAAATTTATCTGCTGGGTAACTGTTTACATCTAAAATATTTCCTACTAAAAAGGTACAGCGTTCCTTGTAAGGACTATCGTCACGGATTTTATTTGCCTGTTCTATTGCTTTCTCTGAGAAATCAATTCCAGTAATACGTAGTTTGTCATGTCTTTTTAAAAGCTCGAAATCACAATAGCCATTGTTACAGCCCATATCACAAATAGAAGCCGTACACTGTATGTTATTACTTATTTCAGCTATTTCTTTCTGCAACATATAATAATCATCCCAGGATGCCTTATAAGAATGTTCCGCTGCTGCAGCTAATTCATTCCAATGATTTTTTATTTTTTGAATTTTCATGGTTTGTATCCTTGTGTTAAGCGCCAAGCAATTTATTTACCAAAATAGATAAGAGGTTTCCCACACCAACAGTTAGCAAATACTTCTAGTGCAGCACATATCTATTTAACTACTTCCTTATCGTATAATTTGGTTAAAATCGGGAGCATATACTCATTACTTGCCAGACGTAACGTTCTGCTGTTGTCAAAAAATTTACCACATAACTCTTTAACATGATCAGCAGCGTATAGTAACACCTTTTGCACTGCTTCCTTAGTTAAATCAGTCACGAGGGAATTCTTATTTGGAACTAGTGGCAGGTACCCGTATGAAGAAGTTTTTACTATAGTAATAGCACCTGCGTACATAGATTGATATGTAGTTTGAGATCCTCCCATATCACTCTCTGATACGGAATATACAATATTGTGTTCTTTAATCAGCTTAGAGAATTCTACTTGGGAAAGTGCTCTGTTTATAAAATGACATCTATTGAAAATGCCTAATTTTTTAGCTAAAGCAACCATCAAATTAAAATACTTGTTTCCTTGTGCAGCAGACTGCCCAATCATAAGTGTAGCAGTAGCATCAGGATGTTTCTCAAATATAATTGGAAGTGCCTGAACAAACAATTCCTGATGATTTCTATCCTGCATTACTCTAGCAGATAACAACTTTGGCCTAGATGTATCCTTTTGTTCTTTGGTAAAATCATGGTGTGTAGATAGGTACAGTGGCATCCTCCAAGGTACATGCATACTGTCTTTTAACGTATGCTTATAGTAACTCTTGAATATATCAAATACCCACCGCTGGTCTAACAGAAAATATTTTGCACGAGATATTCCATAATTGATCCTACTAAACAGCACCTTATCCTTAATCCAAGCTCTAGAAGACCAAGGTGTCAAATACAGTGGAAGTCCAGATAAACCACTCGCCAGATTAATCGCTACGCAACTAAATGCCAAAAAGTGTCCATGGATTATATTTGGTTTCTCTTTCTGCAAAATACTCGAAATATAACGCTTTAGATACTCTTCATCTTTAGGAAGTGTGTTATTGGGATAGAATTTATTATATGGATAAAAGTATGTGGGAACCCGCTTAGGAAGTAAGTTCCCGCGCTTATAGCTTAGTACACACTGAGGATAGCCTTGTGCGTGTAACTCTGAAACCAAATCTGCAACGTGAACAGAGTGTGATCCTCCAATATGAAGTATTTTTGGTTTTTTTATAGTCATTATACAGTAACCATTGGAGTAATCCTACCTTTCTTTCCTTCTAAACAATTTAGAATTGCTTTATGCAGATTCTTCCATGTATTTTCTCTGTCAAACCTAATTAAATGTCTGCTATTTTCTCTAAATCTTTGACATAATTTAGGCATATTTTGCACACTATAGAATAACTTTTGCATTACATCGGGTACATTTAAACGACACATTACCGCATTTATTCCGTCCTCAATCATCCATTTGCTTGATTGACACTGCCGCATCAGATTTACACACCCCGCGTATGTTGCCTGAACTGCCGTCCCTCCTGTTCCTGGGTCTGGTGTAATTGTGTGAACAATGTTAACATATTTTATCATATTGGCAAAATTTTCTTGAGTTTGTGGGTAATTATGAAAACGTACTTGGTTATGCACACCAACTTTCTTAGCGAGGACAATGCTTTTAGGAACTCGGAAGGCATGAACCTCTAGTTTAGGAAATTGTTTAAATGCGGCGGGCAAACACGCGTATATGTACTTTTCACACCGTGGCTTGGCTAAAAATAACCTTGGTTTGGATGTATCTGGTATATGATTTGTATACTGTGCCAGATTAACTGGAGGACCAGCTTCAACGAAATCATCTAATGTAATGCCATAGCTATTAACTGCCTGTAAATTTAACCATCTATTTGTGCATACTAAGTAATTTATTTTTTTCAAAACGGTTAAATTATTATAGTATATCCTTGTAAATATTGCATTCTTAAAGCTTTTTACACAATCAGAAGATCCCCAAATAAAAGACATAGCTGGAACGTTGGTTACACTCAACACATAGTTCATAATCACAGCCACTTGTGAAAACGAGTGCCCAATAATCAAGTCAGGTTTTTCTGCTTTCAAGACGTTATCAACAGCAGACCGCATTGCTGGTGTATCTACGAAATCTAAATAGTTATAGACATATACAGGTATACGTTTAAAAAGTTCATAAGGTACAAACTCTTCAGTTTGACAGCTTAGAAGCGCGTTTTGAAAATCTGTATGTTCATCAATTTGCTGAATTACATCATGAACATGCGGTGTGTTAGTATGTCCTATATGAAGAATCTTTACCATAGGTGTTACCTATTGTTTTGTCCAGCACACATACTTACCAAGCTTCGGAATAGTAACATTAACCTTGTAATCCTTTATATACTCATCTACTGCTAATTTCGCTCCATCATAGTAATAATAGTCATCAATAATTATTATACCTCCAGGAACTAGCTTTTTATACAAATGTTCCAAGCAAATCTTGATAGAAACGTACAAATCACAATCCAACATCAACAAAGCTATTTTATCAATTCGCTTACTATACGGAGCGAGTGTATGTTGAAACCATCCTTTGTATATTTTTACTCTGTTTTTCGGATAACCAACTACCTTAGTCATAAGATTATATACATATTTGGCATTTCCGGGACCAGATAACTTACGTTTTCTATAAAAGCCCTTAACTGGCTGCAACCGCCCCTGTGCGTTTTTAGAACCACCAACCTGCTTTATTAAGCGTGCTCCGTCAAGCGGTAGTGGCTCACAGATATCATCAAAAGAATCAAATAACCGAATTACTCTGTCGTCCTTGTATTCCAATAACATTTGTGCGATTTTAGCTGAGGTGCCCCCCATCCAAACACCACATTCTACTATATCACCTTGCACTTTTTTGTTCACTAACTCAATTACCTTACTTTGAATAAACGCTAAGCCTGTTTGATTCATTGTACTCTTTTTTATTACAGCATCTATTTCTTGTTTTATCATACTATCTCCTTTATTTTTCCCAATAGACACACCCAGTATTAGCAACTTGTATTGGCACTATGTTACTTTCTACCGTTTCAGTTATTGCTGCATGACACCCATCAAGTGTTAAATAATCATCTACAATGACCACTCCATTTTTGGCTACTTTCGTGTACAAATACCGCATACAAAGTTTGGTTGGTGCATACAAATCACAATCCAACATCAACAAAGCTATTTTATCAATTCGCTTACTATACGGAGCGAGTGTATGTTGAAACCATCCTTTGTATATTTTTATCTTATCTTTAGGGTAGGCAATAACATTTGCAAGTAGATTATAAACATGCTTACTATTTCCTGGACCTATTCCCCTTGTTACCCTTTTATAGTACCCATCTATTGTTTGTAGTCGGCCCTTAGCCCGTTGCTTTCCCCCTAATTCCTTTACTAGATATTTGCCATCAATTGGCAATGGCTCATGGGGATCGGCAAACGAATCAAACAAACGCAGGGTTCTAGTAGATCCTAAATTCTGCATTGTTTTTGCCATTAATACTGCACTACCTCCCATCCATACACCACATTGAACTACATCTCCTTCTATATTATTTGAGATTATATATTTTATTTGATTTACTAAATGGTCTAATTTTCTAGCATTTAGCATCGTGTTTCTTTTTATTAAGGTGTTTAACATCGACGTATATTACTTTCTTTTAATAGAGTAATTACCAGTACGATTCAGATTTTTTGAGTCGTTAATTCCAGAAATCCCAATAAACTGTCTTTGAGAAACAAAAGCAACATTTTCTACCCTTTGAAGCACCCCTACTACCAAATTCTTAGGATGGCGATAAAAACCAGAGTTAAGCACCTTTAAATCAATTATTCTGTACCCACATTTAATAGACAATCCCTCAAAAAATTGTTTAGAATAGTAATATCTACAGTGTTTAACCCAATTACCAATCAATGGCACTCCATGCAACATAATGCCATTAAGTTTGCACATCAAATGGACATTCTTGAACACAGAATATTGATTATTTACGTGGTCAGATGTACCATAATTGGTTACTACATCAAACTTATTTTCCATGTTACTAGGAATAGGAGAATCTAAATCGATAGGTACTGCTCCTCCAAGCCCATTTATGTCAATGGAAGTGTGCTTTACTCCCTTTAATTCATACATTCCCTTGGCAGGTTTCCCACAATAACGTTGGTTGCCTAACTCACACCATATAAGTCCACAATATTCAAGTCTAAGTTTAGACAAGATTTGCTCTTCATATTTTTTAAACGCTTCTACTATCATAGTTATTTTTCAGTTATACCAATAGTTTCACAGATAGTTTTTAATCTATGAGCATATGTATGCCCACTTTTCACTCTAGCTATCCCCGCCGTAGAAATCTGTTTCCAATACTTATCGTCATTCAAAAGTCTCTGCAAGTGTTGTTCAGTTTCTTTTTTATTATGAGAAATCAGTACCTCTGGCAACATTTTCTCAATTCCAGTGGATGGAGAACTGATCACAGGAGTACCACAGGCGAGCAGTTCAAATACTCTACGCGAAAACATTGTTGGAGAAGTATCAATCGAGTTTACATTTAAAAATACTTTATACTGTGTATACTTTTCTAACATTTGAGTATATGGAACTCCACCCTGTACGCAATCTTTATAAATAGCCGGAAAATCTTCCCCGCTACTACCTACTTTGTGCCTATCATAGATGTGTAAACCGTATTTTATCGCCGGTTTTAGCACGAAATCCATTGCAGCGGCTCTATTTGGGTATTGTTTATTTCTACAAGCCCCAGCAAAACAAGCCAGCGAAATCCTTCCCTCTATGCCTTTAGGAATGTGTATGGCAGTTTGGGCAGCGAAGGGCAGAGCAAATACCCGATTATGCCCAAATTTATTTTTATACTGTTGCATACAATTCACATCTGTTGTAGCAATCCAATCAAACACACCGGCTGATATTATGAAATGCTTAAAATGAACAGGGTCCTCTTTGGCCCAAAACAATGTAGGTATCTGCAGTCTTTTACATTCTTTAATTAATTTCATTAAAATGGGCAGACCAGAAGGGACTGGGTGCTTTCTATTATTAACTAAGTAGTGACTCCAACTATTTCCGGGACCACGCCACACTGATTCAACTAGCAATAAATCTATCTTTCCAGATTTTCTCAATCTCGATAAGTAATCAGTACTCCTAACAGGAATGAGGTGGCATTCATGAGAAAAACAAGTCTCTGAAAATTCATCTAAAATAGCGGCAACAGTTAATATCATATCGATTCCAAAATCTGTTGTAACTGGTTAGCACGTACCTCAAAACTGTGCTGTTCAAAAACGAGCTTTTTACCAGCGGCAGCAATTGCTTCTCTTTTTTCCGGGTACTTTAACAAATTTTGAATAGCGTTTAACCCTTCTTTAATTGAACGAAACCAAACCAAATGTTTTCCGTTTTCGAAATGCTTCTCCATACCAGGAACATATCTAGTTATATGCGCTCTGCCAGAAGCCATACATTCAAATAAGCGTCTATCATAGTACCGCAAAACGTCATAATGATTTGATCCTAGATTTACATTGGCTCTACGTAGAACTCTTGCATATTGCTGTCGGGGAACCCGCTTTTCAGTACCAAAGGGCCAACCATTCCCATAAACAACTGTCTTGAACAATCCATGTACTCGCATAATCAAATCATACCTAAATTTTCCTAGAGGAAATTTTTTATGGTTAAAGTTGTTTCCCCCAAAAAATACATCATGGGTAATGGGAACGTCAAAATCTTTAAATTCATTTGTGGGAACACAGTGGTGCAATGTAAACACTTTAGGTATACCAATCTTTTTGTACATCTTAAATTGTGTAGGGTCTTCATTATTTATAAACAATACGTCTAATAGGCCACGTCTCTCTGCGATTAGTGGAGGAACACCCCCGCGTTGGTCTGCATAATACATTACAAATTTTGTGTGTGGACTCGCTGCTTTTAATTTTATAAGGATATCCCTAGTAAGCTGCTCATCTTTCCAAAAATAGAAAAAATCAGGTTGTTCAGCAACAAAATGGTCAGTAAACTCAACTAAGTGGTGTTTGAATTGAATTGGCCGCGCCAATCCGTGCGATACAACGTGTACATTAGACGTTGCTGCCATCTCAATAAAAAAATATTTCCTTAAACAAAATATTTTCACAGTTTTCCCCACTCCTTATTGTGGTTAGCGACAAGGATCGCTTTCGTTGGCATTTTTGTTTTTTGTTTGTACTTGGCTTTGTTATAAACCTTTATATCACCTTCGTAATATGCACCCTGACGTAAATGCGGTAAATGAATCATACTAGTCTTACCATGAATCCATACTTTAGTAAGACCTCCTCGCACAGCTCGTAGAGCAAAATCAGAATCTTGTGCTCTGTATCTAACATATGTTTCGTCATAGCCGTGAACATTTATTGCCCATTGTGTAGAAACGCCATTACAACATCCATCTCCGTGAAGGATTATACCACTTTGTTTTGCTCTTTCTAAAAATTTATAATACTCTTTTCCATTGCAAGAAAACGGAATAAGTGCTGGTGTCGTTGTCAAAAAATAAGACTTGCACATTACAAAAGCGTTTGTATTTTTTTGTAGCGTCTGCTTTACGACACCAAAAAAATTAGGTTGGAAAATTTGATCTGCATCAGTAATACACAAAAAGCGTGTAGTAACATTCCTAATTCCAATATTTATTGCACGCGCTTTATGAAACATTTTTGTAGATCTATCCACTCGTATGATACGAACCCAGCTTTTGTACTCCGGAAATGCCAACGGCTGATTACTCCCAAAATCCACTACTATTGTTCTTGGTCTTGGACCACATGCACGGATAGAAGCAAGGCAAAACTTTAAATTTTCTAGTCTATCTTTGCATGTTATTATTACTGAAAGATTCACTATTAACCTCTCGTACCAATTGTAGTTATTTATATACTGAGAATATTTTTCTTTTATTTAATAAAGTCTGTCTTCTATTTTTATCAACATTTTTGTTAAGCCAAATAAACACATTAAATGATCTAAAAACGCCATCACTAAACTTAACTATACGTTTAGATCCGTGAATTTTAGAATCAAAATATGTGTGAGTAGTTGGGTAATTATACGGAAAAATATCACGCGATGTCGAATCAACTACATAAGGTCGTTCGGTTTGAAACGTAAAGTCTTTGAGTCCCAATTCAGAAAAAATCGTTTTCAATAAATTAATAGTAACTCTTATCTTATGACCACACCCATCCAACCAGAAAAATTTAAAACCCAAACCCTTCAAATAACTATCAAAATCAAAAGATGGACCCTCTATATACATAAAATCAGTAGCCGTTTTTGAAGCTGTTTCAATAACATGCTTAACCATTTTTTTATCATTCAAATGCTCTAAAAAATGACACATGAGTATAAATTTTACTTTTTCACTGCCAAAATCATGCTTAGCAATATCCGCTAGAAGGCACGGTATACCTTTAATGTGTAATTTGTCAACTCTATGCTTCAGTATTTCAACCCCAAGACCAGACTTACCGCTAAACTTTTTCCCGAAGTTAAAGCTGCCACCAGATGCAGTACCGAAATCATAATAATCGTATATGTTCATATCAACGTACCTACAATACTCTCAAATTTCTTAGTTACAACATCCCAATCATACTTTACATTTCTTGCAGTTTTTAAACATTCGTTCCGTAATTCTCGTTGTAATTGTTTATTATCCAATAATTTGTTTACTGCATTAGCTATATCTTGTGAATTCCTGCGTACCACAAGTGCGTTCTTTCCATCTCTAACAAAATCCCTGTTACCACCATCATCAGTACAAATTACTGGACAACCACATGCAAAAGCCTCTAAAATATTGAAATTAAATCCCTCGGCTTGCCCTGCTGAAATATACACAGTTGAACTATTATATAATTTATACAATTGATCTTGGGGTGTATTCAATCCCTCCATCTTTAGAAAGTTACTATATTTAGTGCTATGTAATCCTGTCTCTATAATGCTTGTCCCCTTCCATGGGCGCTTTGAACCATAGTACATGGCATGGTATTGTGTAGGAATTGTCGAATCATATTTAAAATGTTCTGGATTAATACCTCCAGGAACTATTGGAATGTCATAATCTAATTTGTTAGTGACATGCTTTGTTATATATTGTTTTGTGAATGTTGAATTGGCAATTAAATAGAATCCTTGGTTAAGTGCTCGAATTGGTATTTCCGGATTTTTATATAATGCCTCCGGTGCCAACACCCAAAATATCTTTTTTGCAGCTTTTGCTATCTTTGCATGCTTATACTGTTCAGCTAAATTAAAAATTATTACATCAAATTGTTTATTTGCTATTTTGTCAAGTTTAATAACTTCAGCCTTAGTGGGCAACCACACGCACGGACTTCCCGTTGGTGTGAGAAGCGTAACATTGTGACCTAATCCAACCAGACGATTGGATACTTCCATTATTCGCCTAATACCGCCACAGACGTGTAATCCGGGTTCTATGAATCCTATATTCATTTTGTATCTTCAAGTACCCTCAAAAAAGACTTTATGAACTTGTCCCACGTAAACTTCCCTGCTAACTCAATCCCATTTTTTATAAGTTTTGTTTGTAGTTCTTTATCTCTTAGAAGAAGTCCAGTACGTAGTGCCATATTGCTTCGTTCCATTGAATTGTTGAATAATAGACAATTATGATTATCAATTAAGTATTCATCCAATCCAAACGAAGGTTTAATTACTGCAGGTGTGCCACATGCCATTGCTTCCAAGGGGCATAGCCCAAAACCTTCATTCTTGCTGGGGGCAACCCATATATTGGAAAGATAATATAGATAAGGAATTCTATCTTGAGGAGGATTTACATAAACATAATAGGGACATTTGGCATTTTTGAATACGTCTTTATGTACTTCCTTGGCAGATAAAAGCAGTACCCGGATCTCTTGGTCCTTGTGAACGGCATTCATGGCATTGAAAAACTCTTCCATATTTTTTGAACCGGCATGATGATAGAGGCAGCCAATCGTAAGCATAGAATCTGTATCTACTTTTTCTGGTTCTTTAATATCCCAACTCCAATAAGGGTCAATTTTTAAATCTGCAAGGGATCGCAGTCTTTCCCTAGGAATGAAAATAGGATCAATCCCTGGAGGAATTATCCTTACATTTTTATGTTTGAATTGCTTCTCAGCGATATTTGCCAACCATTTAGACGTGGTAATAACTGCATTATACGGATACATCAAATTTATACATTCTCGTTCATACTGACTAGTTCCAAATCCCTGCAGATAAAGTACTATAGGAATATCCGGCATTGGTCCAAATGATTGACCATCACCGTAGGTAATCAGATGTGTACAACTTGGTGGAACCGTATACTTTGAAATATTATCAACTTGTTTAATTTCAAATTGTGGAGGTTTTCCCAACCACTCTATGCTGGAAAGAGCCTGTGTAAGGACAGTAATGGTAATATCAAATGATCGTAATAATTGGGCCAGCCGCAAAAGTACCTTTGTTCCCCCTGAGACTCGGGTATGCGGCGTAGCAATACATACATGCATGGTCATTTTCTGGTACTCCAATAAATCTTTTTAGCTTCTGTACGGGCAGCCTCTACGTTCATTCCTGATGCCTTTACACTGGCTTCTTCTAATACATATTGCACTTTATTAATATTTTCCTGATAGATTGCAATATTTTGTAAAATGACTGGGGGATTATCTCCTAATTTTCCTATACCCCTATTACATCTACCGCATAATAACCCACGTATTACTGGACGAATAAATTTAGAGTGTGCAGAGCAACCAAAACATTTATCAGGACGACTGTGTGTCTGCATAGAAACACCACATATTCTACAAATCCAATTATTATGTACATGATCTATGGAGAGTTGATCACTTAGTTTACCCGCGTTTTTAATATTTTCTTTTTGACCACAGCACCCACATACATTATGTTGTTGCGCAAGCATAAATATATATTCCTCTAAATTAATTTTGAATGACGCATACAATGGATAATCTTTCCTACGTTTAGCTTTATCCACATATGACTTTCTTTCCATAATCCTAAATTTAAAGGAATTATTTATATATGCTGTCAAATTCTTTTGAATAACTATTAAGTCATCCCCTAATAAACCTAACCCTGCATTACAATTATGGCATAAAAGCCCACGAATAGCTGATGTATTATGGTCATGATCAACGCACAAATTTTGTACTTTTCCGCATTGTTGTTTCGTTTCTACCTTTCCACAAATCCCACATTTATTGTTTTGTAAATTAAGTAATGCTAAATATTGTATAAGCGTAATTGAATGCTTTTCAGCTAAACCACGGCAAACTGAACAATAACCACGATATATTGCAGGATTGTTACAAAGAGGCATTGCACATAATTGTTTTACTTTTGTATACCGAAGACATAATTTGTGTGCTTTATATTTTATTACATTTTTACTTATTTGCAGAATGGATGCGACTAAATTTTTTCCACCTATAGGAAATTGCGTTCTTAGTATAGCCAATTCAGCCTCTGTCCATTTGTGCAAACAAACCCTACGTGTGCACCCATTTGCCCTTGTTTTTTTAATATTTTGTTGTTGATAATGCCTGGTGCATAAATCCAAAGCACATACAGGGCTAGTACATCCTGCAGCTACACATATTTTTTTAGCTTTAGGCTTACTATACGTTAAGGATAACAAGGATGCCTTATTATGAATAGCATGTATGCTTCTACCTAATTGTTCATGGATAAAAAGGGCACCATTAGTTGCATAGTGTTTCTTTAAAAATATAATATCTTCGTTACTCCATAGTTTTTTATTATTTATCACGGGATTCCCAATACAATTTTTTTGCTTTTTCTCTTTCTTTTATCGTATCAATTGCATAGGCTTTTGAGCTACTTTCGCCTAAATGGTGTATAAATACGTCTTTTCTCCAAGCATACTTATACCCAACTTTTGTAGCACGATCACAAAAATCGCTTTCGCTTCCATAAAGATTATACGGTTCATTAAATCCGTTTATTTCATCCCATATTTTTTTTCTGAACAATAAACAAAAACCGCTGGGTGGATCTTTTAACATAACTACTTTTCCAATGTGCTTTTGCGCGTGTTCCTCAGATACAACTGAAGATTGTACCGAGTGGCAATTACCAGATGGACCAACAAATCCAATACGCTCATCGGTGGTTAATGTATCAACAAGTTTTCCTAGCCAATTTTCTGTTACTCGCGTGTCATTATTCAATAAACAAATAAATTTTGTATCACTGAACTTAACTAATTTATTCCAAACTGCGGTTAAAGACATTCCAGAAGCATAGTTGTCAAAATATGTAATAATATAAGGGTGGCTAGTATTAAAAAGTATACTATTTAAGCACGCTTTATCCAAATGTTTTACCTTTGGTCCATACCCTACGACTATTATATTTACAAGATTAGCTAACATGAGAATATTTTCTTATACCTACTTTACGTTAATTTACAGTGTGCATTTAGGGTTCATTCCTTTGAGTGTAGCAATCTCATCCTTGGAAAGTTATTCTGTCTTTAATCTTTTTGAATGATCTTAATTCATAATTTAAATAATTAATATTTCCTAACATCCATTGCGTATAACTTTCCCCAAATTTAGCCAAACAAAAAGCATCTAACGCATTGTCATTTCCGTGTAAAAGATGTTCTGAACCAATTTTATATTTTCGATAGACTTGTTCAAACATAATACTTTTTGGGGCATTCCCTGAATTGCATATAAACAGTTTTAATGTTTTGGGTGGCACAATAAAGTAGCTATGTTTATTTTCTAATAACATAACAGAGATAACACCTCCAAGTTCCCCGATATTAAACACGGCGCGACCTCTGCTTCCATATGAGTATCCTTCCACAAAAATATTTAATATTGTATCTTCATATTTATTAAGAATATTTTTGATAGCTTCTTTTATGAAAATTAATCTATCACCCCCTCTTAATTTTTTTGTAGCTATTACATCTAAATGTATAATTCTATTATTAGTTCCTAATACACAGATACCCGTATTAGTTAGACTTAAATCTAATCCTACATAAGTACTTTTAAAATGTTTCATAGTATTCTCCTTATTATTTATCTTCTTAATATGTTTTGTAAGCTTTATGGCATTTGTAGTAGAAATTATGTGTTTATTCTGTAATGTTAAAATTATTTTTTTATTATTTTTTATTATTTTAGTTATATGAAGTAAAAACTCTCCTACATTCATATTACTTTTAGCAAAATTGCAGATCTTACAACAAGGACTGCAATTATCTAAAGTATAACCCTTAGAACTATCTATACGATCAATTCCACTGTAAATATATTCATGTCTTTTTCGATTGTTTCCTCCGATATACTGAACTTGAAATGGTTTAGAAGCGCAATAAACACAAGGTTGTTTTGTTAATGTTCTAAATTCCTTTCTAGTTAATGTAAATATTAATCCATTTTTTGCTGCTCTTTTTTTATATGATTGATACAATACATTAAAGGCAGCATCTTCACCAAACTTTTTATTTAAACAGCCACAATGTTTCGGTTTTTTACTCTTTCTTACTAGATAAGTAGCAGGAACGGTAATATACTCTCCACAACTACAAGAACATTCCCATTCTGTAGAAGTTGTCCTCCGTTGTGGGGTTTCCCGGATAACAGTAAGTTTCCCAAATTTTTTTCCTATTAAATTGAGTTTATTTCCTTTTAAACATCCACAACTGCTCGTACCTTTTTGTCCACTACTAAGTAAATGACCACTTTTTACAAGTACTTCATTTCCACAGTCACAGATACACCGCCAAACAATACTTTTACCTTTTACTATATTTGTTGGTTCGAGGGCGACTAATTTCCCAAAACGCTTACCTGTTAATTCTTTTCTTTTACTGCCCACTAAGCACCCACAACTGCGTGTTCCACTTTTGTATAGTAATCGATACGTGGGAAGCATAATGGTACTACCACACTCACATAAACACTCCCATACAATATCTCCTCTTTTTCTTTTTTTACTAGCCCTTATAACAACTAGTTTTCCAAAATGTTTTCCTAAAAGAATTTTTTGTGTCTTTTTTTTCATTATTCTATTTTTTACCACTGCAGGTCAATTCCTGCTATTATCAACGGTATCGATGACATCTCGGACTCCGAATACTGGCCTAAAATGTGGATCGGAAGGGATAGGAGGTGAACTCAAATGATCTTCTGTCAAATCCGCAAAAATTTCAGGATCTTCTATTGTAATAAATGTTGAAGTAAGCAGATAATTAAGAATAGTAAATAATTTTTTATTGTTAAGTTTTCCTGTGTTGTTCGTATTATCTGAGAACGAGTAGGAAGCAGGTTCGCTGCTGCCTAAATTTAAATCTGCGATAGACACATCAATAACAATCCCATCTAATGGATAATACAGTCGTTTACCCTCATCGATCCTGAGTGGTTCGTTCAATCCGCAAAGTCTATAGCACACTTGCTGAATAGTAGTCTCTATGGCTATTATAGATAACCGCAGTGCTTTGGAGCTTTTACTGTTTACAAATAGCGCACCGCGTTGTTCCTTATGAACTCCATCTTCTACAGTAGTCTTAAATATTGGCAGTTCATTAAATTGGTCGTTACCATCCCAAAGAACTGAATTAGAAAATAACAAAGCATTGAGAAAATCAATGATATATTTCTTAGTTATCTTCCCAATGTAGTAATCTGCAGTATTTACTTTATGATTCATTTTGAATCCTCAGAATTAAATAGATGAGATTCTACAGGATCTTGCAGTTGCCTGTCGAATTGTAAATTTAATTTATCACCCATCTTTTTAATTGTTTTTTCGAGTTTGCTGATAAGTTCTATCAAAGTCTTTATGTCACCATCTAAATGTTTGGCCATGCTAGGACGACGCAGTACATGGCGTGCATATCCACGAATTGCGTCACCAATCTCTGAATAATAATATTTACTAGTCCAGCTAATTGTCCCATCAGTCGCTTTAGTTTTCTCTTTAATTACAAACGCATGCTGTGTAGCATCTAACCTGGTCTTTTTATCCAGGTTTCCTAGTATAAAACTTTCTTTTTTTGCTTTCATGTTATCTTCCGGGGAACTTTGTCACATTCTTCATCTTTGATAAATTTGCAATATCAGAGGGGGTAGGTGTGTGAATGTTTGACAATGCTGCACGCCACTTATCCAAGGCTTCTGTATAGCGAGTGTAGAGGGTAGGACTTCCTGTGCATATTTTAACTCCCTTTTCAGTACGAATTTCTCCGATGATTTCTACTGAATGTGGGAACAATGCGATCTCTAGCTGCTTTGTATCCCCAGGATATGGCGGGCCAATTGTTACAGCCATTCTATCGTTGGATCCTGGTACGGGCTGAAAAATGTAGCCGCGAACATCATGCAGCGTCAAGGCACATTTCTCAGTTTTCCATATGTTATATTCAGACTCCTCTACCCATCCTAGCCAGATACCGAACTGACAAGTTATAAAAACGAAATAGACTGTTGGTGACATATCACTCTCCTAAAATTTGTTTGATTGCCTGTTCCCAGTAAATGTAATTCTTGTTTATATCAAATTTTTCAGCTACCAATTTCTTTGCATTTGTCAATATAGAAGTATATAAATCTTCATTGTCCAATAGTTCCTTTACCTTATTATACCAATCATTGTTATTTGCAACCAAAATTCCTGTGACGCCATCTTCTATGGTATCTTTATATGGTCCAAAGTCAGATGCCACAGTGACTGCATTATACACTGTATACTCCAAAAACTTCAAGTTTGATTTACTTCTATTGAATTGTGTTGCTGCTAAGGGGGCTAAGCCAATATAAACCCCTAATTGACCGAACATCTGAAAAAAGCCTTCGAAAGGGGTAAGTTGAATTGTTTGTGCCCCCGGTATATCAAAATTTGGTTTTCTGGTTACCCGATCCAACCCACACCACATTTTAAATAATATATCTTTATCCTTTGCTAGTTTTATAAATTCTCTTTTGGCAACAGCAAGATCATGTTCATGCGTCATAGATCCCTGCCAACAGACTACTGGTTTAGATGTATTTTCTCTAGGATTATCTAGCGGAAATATAAAATCAAAGTCAATCGAATTTGGTAACACATAAATATGTTTGCAATAATTTTCGTAGACTGATTTTAATGCTTCGGTTGTTACAAACATTGCATCAACTTCAGATACGAAATATTTAATACCATCCTGTACTTTTTTCTTTCCTAGAACTTGATATGACGGATTCCATTTGGGCACATGAAATAAGTCGTCATCTATTTCATAGACCAATTTTGTTCCTTTTTTTTTCATCTGGAGAATATATTGAAACACATCCAGTTTATACTGCCGCTGGAGGATTGCTAAATCATACTTTCCTACTTGGTCTTCTCCTATAGATCCTGCTACTGTAATGTGAAATCCTTTTGGGTTATTTCGGGCAAGGTGCACCATGGGAGCGTGAAGGCGGTACAGCCAACAGGCACTACGGTCGCCTTTATAGCATATAAGTTTTGTGGGTTCAGTCATTTTTTTTTACTCCCTTATATTTTTTCTTCCGTGCGATTTCACGCAAAATGTACCAATTGGCCTTTTCTAAATCTTCAATTAAATCGGAACTTGGTTTAAGCCCTGCTCGCCATAGATACTTCATAGCATTGGCTATATTACAACCAAAGTGCTCGATTACATCAATACATTCAATCCCAGCAGGGTGTTTATTATAGTGCTCAGGATGATCTACATTGTTTCCTTTTTTCATAATGCCCCCTAAGAAAACTTTGAATTCAGTTTTGAAAACATCGATGGAACATTTTTAGCAAAAATGGGAAGTGCGCTACGGAATGTCTGCCTGATTTGTGGGTGTGCTTTATTCGAACAACGCAAACTAAAGATATGCTGCCATTCACGCAGATTAGTCGTAATCCATATTTCCGTTTTGAGATCTATCGGGAGTACACCCCTTGCAATTTGTGCTGGTTCGCCTATCCCAATAAGATTAAAATAATGCTTCTCAGCGTCAACCATAGCCTGTCGCCATTCAATTTCAGCCCTGCCATCAGTAGTAGCGAATGGAGGCATAATAACACCGATAGTATGATCAAACTGATCTTTGGAATAATTACAAAACCGTGTGCTTTCCTGACCATAAGATGCTATTCTATGCCTAACAAGTTCATGTGTAAGCCCACGATTACATACAATATGTGCAGAAGCTACACAGTGTTCCAACATCGCTGCGTGTCCGCGATCATTCAACATTCTAATGAAATCCCTAGCACTTGTTTCTGTAATCTTACCTTCAGACTTATAACACGTTCTACCTACCATTTCAAGAAAGACTTCAGGTTGTAGTATTTCTCCGTCATCAGTTATAGGATAATGAAAAAGGACTTTTATGGATGGTTGTTCTATTCTCATGATAATTCCTTTCAAAGATAACGGTTATTTTCTCTTTGCCTTTTTCTTCTTCTTCTTTACAGGTTTCACTTCTATTTCTTCTACTAAGTCTGCTTTAGGTATAGTTGCAATATTCGTATCTCCTGCAATTGTTTTTCCATATGAAGGAGATTCTGCCACGCTAAATTTTTGTTGTGGGGGAGTGCCTGCACGGGCTGCGTCTAATGCAGGATTTCCTCTTTTCTTTTTTTCTGCTAAAGAGTCCAATAGTGCCTTTTCCAAATTCTCTAGCGGAATTTGTGCGCAGACTTGATTAGGGCATTCCCATAAGAGTTGTTGCCGTGTTTTCGGATTTCTATAGCCTGGATGCAAATCTAGTAGTGCACCTACTGGGCGATTACATGGCCAATCTTTACATCCACCAGTCCATGAAACATTATAATTATTAGAGTAACCGAAGAACTTGGGATCAGTGTTCTGGAATACAACAATTCCCTTAGTTCCTAATGCATTTGTACAGTGTGCGAATAGACTTTCTATAAGGATGTAGCTATCAGCCAATGGCAAAAGTGCAATAGCCTCTCGCATTTGCATTCCTAATGCATCTATAGCACCGTCTACCTTTGGCTCCCCTTCCAAACCAATATGAATAAATAATATTTTTTCTTTATATTTTGCTACTAGCTGTTTCGCTAATTCAATGTTTAGATCTTTGAGACTATTTGTTTTGTTGAATGCTCCATCTGAAGGAATCGCCCCAGTACAGTGCAGTAGAACTATTGGGCGATTGAGGAACTTATATTGTCCTATGAATGTTTGTGCCGCTCGTAATTCATAATCTGTAAGCTTATAATCAAGGGGCTGCTCATCGTATTCAGCGTTGTACATCTTACATATAAACTCTGGAAGGCATTTACAGTCCATCGCTGGTTCATCCATAATTCCGTCGTACACAAAATGCTTTTTGAAAAATCTAATGTTTTTTCCTAATACATGTTCATTGTAAAAATCTTTTGGATCTTTGAGTGAAATTAGTTTGTCTATATTAGGATTGTGCTCTAAAAGCTGTGAATAGGTAGAAAGAACGATGATTTCATCATTAGGGTACTTATGTTTAAAATAGCGAATAGCAGGCGTATGGCTTAAAACATCACCTGCACCACCTTGAACGAATAATATTATCTTTGACTTTTCAGGTATGCGCATGTGTAGTTCCGGGCAAGGAGACTGTCACCTTCAGGCGGCAGAGGAATTGCCCATCCTCCATGCATTATAGGTTAGAAATTGACACTCTTCTGTTCTTGCATTTTGACATAGACGCTTTCCGTTCTGAATGGAATGCAAACTAATTCTATTTTTACTTGTTCCGCCAACATATACAACACCATATTTTTTGTGTTTTATCAGACTTCCCCGTTTGAACCTCAGACTCTTGGTGCTCCCGTAAGACTTTCTTACACCATTCTTGCCCGGTTGTAAAACATGTAATTGTCTCCGGTGCAATTGGATTGGTGCAATCAAAATCAAACTCCTGTTGTCTGGTACAGTATGACCACCTACCCAAGAATTAGCAAGAACCCAACTGTCTACACAGTGTGCTTCAAAGCTATTACCCAGCTTGCTTTTGGACTTCTTAAGCCCAAATTGGTTACGCATTCCGAACGTATCGAACCCCTGTTTAGTGTCTACCTGACCAAGTTTGCGTAGTTCAGAATAAAACCACTTCTTACCTACTTCTAGCGGGCTAAAAGACACGTCCCACCTGCGTTTACCAGTTGTCTTGGCTTTGATGTCTTCTACTACGAAACACTCAACCGGGAATAGTCTGGAAAGTACTTTCGCAATGTTTAGTTTCCACTGCCAACGAGCCTTAGTTGATGGTGGAATACCTCCACGCTTACGATTGATGCGGTTTTGTCGGCAAGGAGTTTTTCTAGCACGTCGTGTTCTTCGCATATTTCTTTTTGTTTCCACGGCATCCTTTACCCAAGTAACAGCGTTAGCTTGAATGTTTAAGTATGTATGTTCTGCTGACTTGACCGTAAAACCCTCCTTCTTGGAACCAGGATCAATTCCGACTGCTACTGGTTGAGTATCTCCATCTTTTCTTTGCAGCAACTCAATGTAGAAAATCCCCTTAATGAATCTACGAACTGCTTTTCCTTTCCGAACCAATTCTCTTGCCCTGGCAGGATGACTTGGCATTAACGGCTTTCCAACGGACGAAATAACTGGAACAAACAACAGAGAGTTACCTCTCCCACTCCGATCCTTACGGATCGAGCAATTACCCCCATCGAGACTGGCCAACGCAGGGGTCTGGGACTTGGGGAGCATCTCAGACATGCTATGCCCTGCCACGGGCAGTTGGCTCAGTTGGCTTCGAGCAGCCAAGTAATAAATCTTGACCTTACCCACTCTAGTCTCCTGTTTTCTCTTGCTTGTTTCGCATTGGCCTTGCTACTCCTTGCAAGCCGTCGTCTTTAGGCGACGGTAGTTGACGCTTAGTTCTCCTAGGCTATCCAGATCTATTATACAAAAAAGAATGATAATTAACAAAATATTTTTCATATAACTTCTCGGGGTTGTTTAGTTTATTAATTGGTAATAATTACTTTTCCAAGATAATCTTTAGTTAAGCGATACTGTTATTTACAACTTGTTAATTTATTCCATACTAAATAATAGGTAAGTTCCTTCACACGATACCACACACATAATTTTGTTACGGAAAATATCCAGTTCGATTACCGTTGCTGTTCAACCCCCTTAAGGGGGTTGACTTCTTTGTAAAAACTAATCTATAACTCTTGCCTCTTAAGGGGCCGAGTAAGGGGACGATTAAGGGGCCGCTTAAGCGCGTCCTTTAACTTAACTTAACTGTTATAGTTATAGTTTCTGTTTATAATTTACAGTTATAGTATATTCAGAAACTTCTTCACTACGTTCAGAAGCTTCAGGGGATCTCCGAGAACAAATGTGCCCGTTGAAATTTATATAAACAATAATCTGTTGTTCGGGACACCAGCAAAAACCGCTGCTGCCCGAACAGGTACACCGCTGTGAAGCGCGGCATACCCGTTATTATTTTTTACCACCTAGCTTTTCCCATACCCGTGGGATTGTGTCTCCTGGGGGCGAGCGTAGCGAGCAGGTGTAGGTTATCTCAAATTTGCAGGGAGAGAGGGAGTTTGACACATAGCAGGTAAAAAAGTGTTGACAAGTAGTTCCGACTGTGCCATTCTATTCCTAGAGTCTAGCGGCTCATAAAACAATATCCTGCTTCCTGGTTAGCGTTTCTCGCTAGACTCCGCTGGCTGGGAAGTAGTGTTTTGTGAGTTTGAGATGAAAAGATGCACGAAATGTGGAAGTATTGGGCCTTTTTATTGGCTAAGTACGTCTCCTGATGGTCTTCAGTCAATTTGCGTAGATTGCTACAATAAAATCATGACAATATATGCTGCTACCACTGTGAAGGTACGAAAGCATATAAAAGAAGTTCGGAGAAAATATTATGCAGACCCCGAAAAACGAAAGTGTACAAATGAACGTCAGAGACTCAGAGGGAAAACAGAAGAATATAGAAAAAAAGCGAGGGAGAGATACAAAAACGGTGGAAGAGAAAGGGCACTAGTACGCAGTAAAGCATACCAGGCAATAAAATTGGGGAAGCTAGTTCGCCCTGACACATGCTTGATTGCCAATGGCTTTTGCAAAGGAAGGCTGGAAGGACATCACCAAAATTACAATAAGGTTTACGAGATTATCTGGTTATGCCATTACCATCATTTCGAACTACACAGAATCAGAGCAGGCAGAAATTGGCTCTCCAATGAATCAGCACACGTAAACGAGATACTACCTGATTGGTTCCTTGCCCTCACGTTATAGAAAAATTTTCTTCCAAATTAATTTTTTTCTGAGTATAATATTTGGGAAAGGAAAAATTGCTATGGCGAAAACTAATAAAGGCAACGCGACTAAGGCAGTTCCAACCCAGTTTGACCCTGCGGATGAAGTAGAGAAGATTGGCAAACAACTGATTCCTAAATATCATAGCCATTTGATTCAGTGCCGTATAGCATGGCTTTTCAAAAATAAGGCTATAACTTCCAAGGGTGTGGAAGTTGCAGCAACTGCTGAGAAAATTAGTAAAAAGCACCATGCGCTTTCTGGGTATCACTTTTTGATTACAACAGCTTACCCAACTTGGAAAGAGCTTTCGGATAAACAAAAGCTGGCTGTGGTAGATCATGAACTGGAACATTGTTTCGTGGAAGACGATGAAAAGACAGGGGAACCTAAGTATTCTATCCTCCCCCACGATGTTGAAGAATTTGGTTCAATTATCAAACGCCACGGGTTATACACTACAAATCTCGTCCGTATTGGGCATGTAGTTGAAGATGCATTGGAGAATCTGGAAAAGAAAACTATAGTAAAAAAGATTGGTAACCCCAAGGAAAGTGTTGAAGAGGAAGAGGAAGAAGAAGAGAAACCAAAGAAAAAGAGTACAAAGAAAGCTACAAAGAAAACTAAGAAGAAGGCTAAGCCTGTAGAGGAAGAGGAAGAGGAAGAGGAAGAGGAAGAGAGCGATGTTTTTGATGAAGACGAAGACGACGATGAGTTTATTGGGGATGAGGCGTGATGGCTAAGTTTAGAAAACTCCCGGTAGAAATTGACGCTGTGCAGTGGTTCAAAAATGGCGACCACCCTGACGATAACTGCGATACATTCACAGGATCAGACGGTAAGCCATTCTTGGGTGGGGGAAAAATTGTAAGATACTTTCGACACCCTGATATAGATGGGGAGAGTCTTTGTTCTGAATGTGGCGTGCGATTTCACGAGCATGGCTGGATTGATACACTGGAGAACGGCCATCGTGTTTGCCCAAGTGACTGGATTATAAAAGGAATTGCAGGAGAATTTTATCCGTGTAAAAATAATATATTTCGAAGAACTAACGAGCCTATCGATGAAGAAGCAAAAAAACTCTGGAACAAATAAGATTTATCTTGCAGACAATCTTAAGATTCTGCGAGGTATGAAAGCAGGATCTATTGATCTTATTTATATAGATCCGCCGTTCAATACAAAAAAACTAAGAAAACATACCAGGCTAAAAACGAAACAAAGCATACTTGGTGATCGTATCGGATTTGGGGGAAAGCGCTATCAAACTGTCAAAAACGGCACGCTGGTATACGCTGATTCTTTTTCTGATTATCTTGCCTTTTTAGAGGCCAGACTAACCAACGCTTATATTTTATTGAAAGAGACAGGATCTTTATTTGTACATTTGGACTATCGAGAAGTTCACTATGTAAAAGTTTTGCTCGATGGTATTTTTGGACGAGAATGTTTCCAAAATGAAATAATTTGGGCATTTGATTATGGTGGTCGTTCTAAAACCCATTGGTCAGCTAAACATAATAATATTCTTTGGTATACAAAAGATCCTAAAACGTATACATTCAACTACGAAGAAATGGATCGTATTCCTTACATGGCTCCAGGGCTTGTGACTAAGGAAAAAGTACTGCGGGGCAAAACTCCTACGGATGTCTGGTGGCATACAATCGTCCCAACTAATGGAAAAGAGCGTACTGGATACCCCACCCAAAAGCCCTTGGGGGTTCTCAGGCGTATCGTCAGCGTCCATTCAAGGCCCGGAGACACCGTGCTTGACTTCTTTGCTGGAGCATCTACCTCTGGGGAAGCTGCAGCGCTCCTGGGGCGTAAATTCATTATGATAGATAATAACAAAGATGCTGTAAGAATATCTGCAGAACGCCTAAAGAAATATAAGCCTGAGTGCATTGGCTTCAAACAGTAATTAAATATTAAAAATAAATCTGTCATACACTCCTTACATCTTTTGGATAAACAAACTTTGGAGGAAATTCCTATGAATAAGGTATTTGATGTTTTTGGTGGTAGGAAATATTTTCTTGCTCTTTTCTTTTATGTATTTGCAACTGTTGGGTTTTTTATTGCTTGGATCACTCCAGAGAGTTGGGTCCAGGCATTAGAATGGTGCTTAGCTATTTATTTGGGAGCCAACGCAATTAAGGCACTTCCGGATGCTCTTCACAGGACTGCCACAGAAGAGAACGGCAAAAATGCCCTGTTTGATTTCTTTGGGGGCAGAAAAATGTTTTTGGCGTTACTGTTCATTGTAACTCTTACAGTCGCCTTTTTTATCCCAAAGGGAGAATCTGGTGGATTTCTACCTACAGCCGAGTGGCTTTCTGGGTTGAAATGGTGCCTAATTATTTATCTAGGTGCCAATACGGTTGATGCCCTTCCGGATGTAATAGCCCGTAAGAACGGAAAGTAACTCCCGTACACCCAGTTTTTCCTAAATTAAATCAAACTTCTAGATTAATTCATAAATAATTACTTGATAATTCTTTACTCTGTGGCTATAATATTAGTGAGGAGAAAGCCATGGAAGGTATTAATCTTGGATTGAGTCTTGTGACCAAGCACAAAGAAAATGAAGCATTGAAAAAAGAAATCCGCGAACTGAAGCGCACCATTGAAGAATTGGGTGAACGTGTAAAACGCCTGAATGCACAATTGGGTGAACCCAATATTCCTACCTTGAGACACTAGACAGAAGTTAAACATAGCTTTTGATTATAAGTTACTATGGGTGCCTTGAACGAAAGGTACCCCATGCAAAAAAAATATGCAATTATATCCGATGAAGATTATGCGGCCTTGGAAAAAGAGTTTGAACACCAACCATTACCACAAGCAAGAAGTACTCTGGAAGTTGCGTGGGATAGTTTTATCAATCAACCCGGAGCATCCACAGGGGGTGAGCTTGCATTAGCGGATTTGTCAAGCGGAAAATTATATTCTATTTATGCACAGCCTGCAACGGATGTCTCTGGAAATCGAATTGTAATCTATCCAATAGCAGTACGCTATGTCAATGATTATGGAAGTGCTGAAACATTTGAAGCATTGCCTGACGGATCATTCAATTGGAAAGATATAGAACAAAAATATTTTCCAGGTGGATTTACTCCAGTGGAAAAAAATACTGATCAGGAGACGATAACAAGCGCTAAAAAAATACCTGATGGATTCTGGTATAAGGTACTTTCAAATCTATTGCATAATTTTTCCGCTAAAAGTTTTTACAGTAAACATCTAGATAATCCTTACATTGTAAAGAAAAACAAGTGACGGAGATCACATGAGTACTGTATGGGCATTTGTCCAGAAAGCGTTCAAATGGATTAGTAACCATCTAAAACTATTTCTGCTAATTGTTTGCGTGATAGTATTTTCTATTCTAATTTTTTGGTGGGGAAGAAAGAATGCTAAAATCCGCGCATTGGAGAATAGCCTTGCTATTCTAAACGCACGATTAAAACTACAGGGATTAGAAATAAAATATGATGCAGATATGAAAGATCTTGCAAAGCTAAAAGAAACAGACAAGAAAATAGATGAAGATATCGCAAAAGTAGAAAAATCATTGGAAGAAAAGTTAACTCCCAGTATGACTGCTGATGAAATTATTGCCAAATTCAAGGAAATTGGGATACGCTAATGTATAGGACGTTGCCCATAATTTGTGTTTGCATTTGTATGTCCTGCATTGTCTTTGCCGATACTCCTCCTGCAGAACTAGATATTCATAAATTTCAATTGGGAGAAATTACCTACGTTGGATTTCTGGAAAAGGATGCGCAGACTCTCTTACAATACCGCATGGATAATCCTAAGCTACAATTAAAGATCGAACAACAGGATAACAAAATAAAAAATAATCAACTGCAGATTGCAACGCTAACTTCGGCAAATACAACGCTTTTAGATGAAAAGAAGTTTTTAGTTGTAGAAAATATTAGGTTACAAAAAGAATTGGATAATAGGAATGCTTGGTATCGCAACCCTTACTTTGCATTTTGTGTAGGGTTGGTGTTAGGAACAGCTACAGTAATTACAGTTGTTTATTGTGTAAAGTAACCGAAACGAAAGTAGTTGTGTACATTTATAACAAACGATCAAAGAACCGGCAAATCTTAGCACAAACCGGAAAAGTATGCCCGAGTTGTAAGTCTAACAAGATGGTGCTTACGGAGCCTGGGAAGGATAGAACTACATTTACCTGTCAAAAATGTGGGGTGATAAGTACATTTACTGAACTACCAAATACTAAAAGATCTGGGAAAGAACCTGTAAAAAAAATGTCAGCGATTACTCTCAGAGATCATACTACCGAGCACGGTACGCAGACCCCACCAAAGACCCTGCTAAATACCTCAAAAAAAGAGTCTGCCAGCACGACTTTGAACGTGGTGCGGAAGGCTATGTCTAGTACATCCGTTGTAAGTTTTGATTACGTAGCCTCGGATAATAAAAAATCTTCCAGAAATGTAGAACCGTACAAGATTACTCACAGAAATGGAGAAATAATTTTATTTGCATATGATTTAGAAAGTGGGGGTATTAGAACGTTTAAGATTAAAAACATGTCATATGTGGGAGAACAGCCATATATGTATAAGCCTCGTTACCCTATCGAGGACAAATTAAAAGATGACTAAAGATCTTGTTTCAATGCAGATTGGCCCAAAAAGCGAAGATAAGGAAAGTAATATCTTCGATGGCATTTCAGGGCTATTGGATGGTTGCATACAGGCAAGGCCAAGAAGTAAGGGGAGAGTACAGTTAGAGCTTGCTCCCAATCAATTGGAATTTATCGAGTCGCCTAAATTTTTAGATGGTCCACAGTTACATTACCCGCAGTTTGCTGTGGTCCGTGACTTCTTTGAACTGCTATGCCCTACGTGTAACAATCTTGAAGAAGTCTACTCTACGGTAGACCCTAAGATGATGGGGGCCTCAGATACTAAAGCAAAAAAATATAGAGATAAACAGATATTATTTAGGTATAATGTTTGTCCAAAATGTGGGTTTACTAAACTGCAGAACCCCCGTGTGTTCAATAATTTTAATGAGCTAATTGGTGTTGTTGGGATGCGCGGAGGTAAGTCCGTGCTAGTAGCCTGTATGTCTGCTGCAATCATACATGAGTTGCTGCAGGTAGATAAACTTCAGGAAAAACTGGGGTTAGTAAAGAGTCAGGAGATTGATGCTGCCTTTGTAGCAGCATCTGGTGAGCAGGCTAGTGAAACAATCTATGGGCACTTTAGAGGCCTTTACGATAACTCTCCCTGGTTTCAGAACTACAGGAAGGCACTACTAGATTTAGAGATTCTGGATAATACCCTGCGGAGAGGCACACTTTATTGGCAAACTGAGAAATCTATCCATTTTAAAGAAAAGCACATTAGAATTAAATCTCTGACTTCAAACTCAAGTTCCATCGCCGGAAAAACTAGAATTTTTGCAGTTATAGATGAAATCAGCCGAATGGATACAGGTGATAGCAAGCGCAGTGCTACAGAGGTTTACCGTGTGTTGAAGCGCTCGTTGATTACAATTAAAGCATCTGTGGAACGGTTACATAAACAAGGTATTTATGATATCCCGGATGCTCGAATGTTCTGTATCTCCTCCCCCATGTTTGAAGATGACAAGGCGATGCTTCTCCTGAAACAGGCAGGTAAATCCGAGAAGATGTTTGCGTTTCATAGATCAACATGGGAATTCAATCCAGATATTAGCAAAGAGGATCTTGCAGATGAATTTGCATCTGATCCACTCGGCGCTGAACGAGATTATGGGGCGAATCCTCCCGGTGCAGAAAATCCACTAATTCCGAATACTGCTATTATAGAGATCTGTGTGGATAAAAATAGATCTTCCAGTTTGACTACCCGTGAAGTATTTTTCGATGAGAGATTAGATCAGTACAAGTTCAGTTATATAAAGCCAGAGGTTGTGGAGGTTAAGTATAAACACTTAATAGAATACGTGATTCATTGTGACCCTGGTCAACGACAGGATAGTTTTTGTTTAGCAATTGGACATTTAAGCCCGGATGATGTAGCAATTATCGATGGAGCCATAGAGTGCCGCCCAATTCACAAAAATAATAAGCAGGGCTTGCCCCCACGCGAAGTTTACTTTCCTGCTATGACTGAAATTATCTTGAAATTGAATAGGATGTTATCAATCAGGTACATGTCCTATGACCGTTGGAACTCCACCGAACAGATACATATGTTGAGAACTGCTGGAATATTAGCTTTCCAGAAAGATATAAATAGAGATGACCATGTACGGTTTGTGAACTCTATGGGGGAAATGAAAGTAAGTTTTCCGGCTAGAGAGAATGATTTCATGGATCCATCTATCGCTAGGAATTTACCATGTTCAAAAGCCTTGTGGGAGTTACGCAAGCTAAATGACGATGGTGTGCGAGTGGATCACCCACCTGGTGGCTCAAACGATATGATTCAGTGCTATGTAGGGGTACATCGTTTATTGTTGCATTCCGAGGAGGTTATTTCTATACCTGAACTGCGAAAAGTGCAGATGAAGCAGCGAATTCGCGGTGGTAGAAATAGAAAAATTGGACGAGTAGTTCATTTGGAACCCAAGGGATCTAGACGGTAGTTTAATATTAGGATGCATATCGATGTAAGATTTTTCTCAGAAAGGAGATTTACCAATGTACAAAATTCAAAACTGCATGCCCGGAAATTTACCCGTAGATTTGGAAGTAGGGAGTATTATCCTGACCCCTGGAAAATCATTTGATTTAGATCCTCATTGCTCCAGGAAGTGGATAAAGACGAATCCCCTCCTGAAAAAGTTGTTTAGTGTCAATGCATTGATTCTGGTCCATGATTCTGAGGTAGCCATTCCCAAAGTTCCGATTAAGAAAGTAGTACCTATAGCCCAGCGTGTAGCTGTTAGCGCTGTTAAGAAACCGCTTCCTAAGATTGTAAAGTCAAAAGTTCTTGCGAAGCCAAGGGTTATAGATCTAAAAGATAAAGAAGATGTTACAGAAAAAATGTATAAGAAACCCAAGGCCACGATAAAAAAGGAAGATCCAGTTGAAAAACTGTTAGCTGAAACAGATCATAAGAAGGATAAAAAGAAGTCCAACAAGTGGCATAAAAAATCTTATAAGAGTAGCACAGAGAAAGAACCAGAAGAGCCAGCTAACGAAGAGCCAGTAGATAGTGCGGAAAAACTAGACGATTTTTAAGAAATGGTGGGTACCATGGCGCGGCTTATTACGCTTAAATCTCATTTTGCATCCTTGGAAAAATTTCAAGGCTACATTAGTGAGGATGATTATCATACAGCTTGTCATGGTATTACCGACAAAGCTATGCTGACTCGGTTAGCTGAATGGCTGATTGCACAGAACTATAGGTTGGTAAAAGGAATAGGACAACAATACCAACAAGAAGTGATGCGAAAAGTAAAGAATCCTAACGTAGAGGATGTGAAAGATACTAAGGATCGGACACATAAAAACAAAAATAAATTTCAGAAGTCAAAGAAAAAAGAAGTGGAATCTTCATTTCATCTGAACAAGACTATTGAAGAGATGCAGGAATTTGAAGATGAGTTTTTTCCTGCATGGAAAAAGTGGAAAGCGTCCTTGAATACTAATTTAGAATTCCTTGCAATTCTTGCATCAGTGGATCTTACCGCACAGGATTTTAGCAACTACGAACAGGCACAGCGCTCAGTTATGCAGCTTATAGAGTCATATGCAAATGAGATTCCAGAAGATGCATATGTGCCTAACACGGTACTACAAAGTGAATTTTTGAAAATTGACCCTGAAGCAAAGCTTCCCATAAATCAGCGTATAACTAATGCAATTTCTAGGATTTTCGATCCCAAAGTACTAGCTGAAATATTCAGCGAATTATACAGGGGTATCCAAAGCGGGTTTGATAAGAACCCGGCCATTCCTGAAAGCCAGACACCACAGACCCCTGCAGAAGCATTACCCTCGGGCACACGTATGCTAGAACCAGAACTAGGACCATCTGGATTGGAAACAGCATCTATCAGAGTAAAGCCAGTTAGGAAGGCAAAAATGACTAAAATAGCAACCACAGTTGCTAGAATTGGTTATTCGAACACTGACCGTATGCGAGTTAAGTTTGATAATGGAACTACTATTTCTGCCTATATAGCAGCAACACCAATGCAGAAAGCAGCCGGGTTAGAAGTGTTTGACTCGCTAGATCCTACTGAAGGTTTGCTCTTTCCGTTTGAAGAAGAAGGAAGTGCTACTTTCCACATGGGGTCTGTGCAGTTCCCAATCGATATTGTATTCTTGATGGATTCCCCACATGGGCTAGAGATTGGAAAGATAGTATCAAATATCCAACCGAAATCTCCCGATTGGTGGTCTTACCCTACAACCAGTGCTGTGTTAGAACTTGTTGGTGGGGCGTGTAAGAAACATGACCTAAAGATCGGAACAGTATGTGCCGTTTCAAAAAGGGTTGAAGCGGCAGAACTTTCCTCTGAATACCGACTAGATCTTCCTGAGTATGCAGGAGAATCTGATATTTTTGAATTATTTAAACTGCTGAGTGAATATCATGAGGGACAGGACGATCCGATTTATGCAGTGCAAAGTCGGGAAAGCCGACACAATATTTCATTAACTGAAATGCACGCCATAGAAGATTTGCTTGAAGATGTCAGTATGGGTAAATACATACCAGGATGGCCTTCCGGGCAGGTTGCTCCAGCAGATATGCCCATGGGTATATCTGAAGAAAACGAAATGGCTGATGAGCAAGAGCAGGATATGGGCATTGCTAGATCATGGCTGCCTGAAATCAGGGAAATAATTAGTGAAAATTCTCCTGTAGAAGAGGAATTCTGATGAAAGTTACAAATAAAATGGATGGGGATGCTTTTGTGCAGAACCTTGCGAGTAACGCCTACGCACGCAAAGATAATCACATAATTATCGCGCAGGCTACTGTAGATCTTAAAGACGAGGCAACCCAATCAGCTCAAGCATATTGGATGATGGGGTGGACTTGGGATGAGATTGAATCTGTGTTAGAAGATTCCGAATATCCAAAAAATGTAATTACTTATGCAGTAAAAGAAACTAAAGAGTACGCCAAAAAAATATTGAATGAAGGGCCATTTTCTGTATTGAAAACTGGCCAAAGTGTAAAATTAATCAATGGATCAGTTGGAACACTGGAAGAAAAATGTGCAGATAGTATTGCTGTAGCTATACGGGGCATTGGCACAGTACATGTCAATGCAAGTCAGTTAAACCTTGTAGACACTGAGAAACTTCGGGAAGCCTACTATCTAAGAATAAAGGCTGCACATATGCTTTATAAACTTTCTACTGATCAGCTTGAGCAGATCTCAGTGGAAAGTCAAACAGTAACACCCGCTGTACACTCAGTGGATACAGCATTGTCTACAATGGAGAGTATCAAGCAAAATACCGATGAAGTGAAACGTGAGGCAACCCAAATTCATACCAATTGGGAAGCTAGTATACAAAAATGGGAACCTAAGTCCGAGGAAGAAAAGACTTTTGCGCAGTATATGCATATAACATTAGCTGGGGAGAAACAACTAGACTCTGAGGTTAAGGAATTATTTCATAACCAACTGTACAATACGCTTGCAGCTTTGGATGACATGTTACGTAAGGGCGCGACTACAGATGCAGATGTTATTAATTTTTTAGATACTCAATTTCCCGATATTGCGGCAAAGATAGAAGGGCATCTTTATGGGATTAAACAGCGTAATGCCGCAGCGAGGGAATATGTGCAGCAATTTACAAAATTTGGAAAGTATGATGCAGATTGGAAAAAGACTGCCGTGCAGTGGGCAACAGCATCTTGGGCAACTACGAAGGAATTTATGAGTACATGGGAAACCTTACTAGCTCCAGAGATTAAAAACGGCATCCAGCTTATCTCATCGTTTTTTAGCACTATAAATAGTCAACAAACTAAAGAAGCGATTCAAGCTGCTTTACGGACTATTTAGTATAATAGAAACGAGGGTACAATGTATCTATACTATGATAGAGTCTCTAAGATGTTCACATTGGATGCAGGCGATGATAACATTGTATTTCTAGGGCCTATGACTCACGCCTTGGTACTGCTTCGATCATACGGACTTACGGAATCACAGGCCAGAGAGGCCGCTTTGCAAGCTATGTTTAATATGGGTGCTGCGGTTGATCTTGCCATTATTCAGAGAATTGCTGGGAATGAAAGCAGGTTCTTCCGCCGAAATGTGGCTTGATGTCCCTAAAGTGTCGGTTGATCCGGGTGGTGCTGCGGGGGTAGGATTCACACCCCCATGTGAGATTACAGACATAGTTAAATTTGTAAATGGAGTCTGCCCATTTTCGGGTCACAGTGATTGTAGAGATTGTATTTCAAATGAGTTTGATGCGGAATGTATATGGTTACTACTTAACTCAGATAAATTCGGATTGTCTTAATGGCTAGAAAAGTAAAAAAGAAAGCAGCTAGAAGTAAAAAGTATATAGCACCTATGCTTCATAGCCCGAATACCATTCAGACTAAGGCACATGGTCGTATTCGTCGTACAGCCCAAACTTATGGGGGAAGTTCTGGTGCAGGGTCTACTCTTCGTGGTAGCGGGCAATCTTTGGCACAGTCGCCCCTCTACTATGATTATAGATGGTCTACACCGGATAAGTTTTACTTCCCGAAAAACAGAGTAGTAGCAAATTCGATCTGGCGGGAAGTGTATAAACGAGATCCGGCTGTTGCTACTGCAACGGATATGTATGCAGAACTCCCATGGTCACAGTTCGATCTTATGGGAATTGACGATAAGTACGTTCGCCATGTGTACGAAGATATGTTCACTGCTTTAAACTTAGTTCCTAAGTTTGCTGCTTTTACTCGTGACTATATGGTAACTGGAGAGTTAGTTCTCCACAATATTTTTAATTCAACCAAAGGAATATGGGAACGCACCATTCCACATAACCCCGATTATGTCAAGGTAGACGGAATAGGATTAGCAATTGAACAGCCATTGCTATCACTCCTGCCCACTCCAGAAATTAAAAGGCTGATTAATTCGACCGATCCTAGAATTAGAAGGTTACAAAAAGTCATACCAAAAGAAATTATAAATGCGTTTAGGATGAATAGGGAAGTCCCGCTAGACGCACTAAATACTACGTATTTGCCACGATTGAACTCTTCTACAGATATACGTGGTACATCCTTGTACACCCGGCTGTTCCGGGTTATTATGTATGAAGATTTTATTGTAAACGCTAGTCTTGCAGTTGCCCAGAGAAATGCTGCTCCGTTACGCATATTCAAATTAGGTGATCCAAATAGCGGTTGGTTACCTGATGAGGATGATGAAGCAGCGTTTGCAGAAATGCTGTCCATGGCAGAAGCTGACCCACTGGCTGCTATTATTATGCACCATAATGTTACAGCAGAATTAGTGGGAGTTTCTGATCGTGTTCTGCTAATTTCCCGCGAATGGGATTTTATCGAACGAGTTAAATTACTTGGCTTGGGAGTATCTAAATCTTTCTTAACCGGGGAGTCAAGTTTTGCCAGTAGTATTGCAGGGTTGCAAACGTTGATGCAACGGTTACAATCACTGCGTGAGCGGTTTGAGAATGACTGGATTATAAAAAAGATAATCACTCCGATTGCCGAAATCCATGAATTTTACAAAAGGTCAAATGCTGAGATAGAACATAGAATCAGAATTAAGCGTCCAGTAGAAGAAAGAGAATTAATCATTCCTAAAATAAAATGGCATAAAAGTTTGGAAGCAACACAGGATGTGGCTATTCTAAATATATGGAGAGATTTGAAGGAACGAGGAATTCTTTCTGAGCGTACCTATGCAGCAGGTGCAGGACTGGATCAAGATACTGAAAGAAAGAATGTCTCAGAGGAACGAACATACAAGAAGGAACACCCTGAAATATATGGGGTTCCAGCGCCACAAGCTCCTGTTCCTGGTAAGCCTGGTGCCCCCGGTGCCCCTGGTGCGAAGCCAGGGGTTCCTCCCCCTCTTCCAATGCCTGCAGCCAGTGCACACCAAAATAAGTATGGTTCTAAGAATCCTTACATGAAGAATAGTCGAGAGGAACTAGAAACTAGATTAGCTGATATGTCCGATACGGAGAATAAAGTAGATGTTCGAGATGTGTTGGAAACAATTGATGACTTAGAGTTTGAAGAGGGGTCGAATCGCCGTGATGATCTTCTCCTGCACGACATGCCAATCATAGGAAACGATTTCCTTTCTGGGAAATAGTCTATGAAATTGAAAAATATTTTTGTACATTGCTCATCCTCCCCATGGGGGGATGTTCTGATATTTGATGAGTGGCATAAAAAACGTGGCTGGTGTTTTCCTTTGCACACGGAAGTATTAACAGATAAGGGATGGAAGGATTATCATCAATTTGATCTTATCCAGCATAAAGTAGCTGTTTACAAAAAAGGAATAATTACGTTTGAGTATGCGCATAGAATTGTATTTAATGAACAACAAGAAACTGCCAGAGCAGTATCATTAAATGCTGATTTTGAATTTAGTCTAGATCATAGCGTTTATACTAGTACTGGGGGGAAAAACTCGTTTAAGATTAGAAAATGGGGGGATGAAATTAAATCTCGAAAAGGCAATAACGTAGTTAAAGTTGCTGGTACATATCAAAGTAATAGCGATAATTGTTTATATCCTAAATATATTTATGCATTAGCCGCGTTTATTGCCGCTGATGGTTGGTATTATAAGAAAAATGGTGAGATTAATGGAATAGGTATAGATACTAAAAAAGAACGAAAAGCTAAATATATAAAAAATTTATTAGATAAATCCAAAGTTGCCTATACACAACCGAAAAAGAGGGGCTATTATCGGTTTAGAATATGCAAAAAAAGCGTACAACCTTTCATTAATATTTTAGGTAAATTCAAGCAGCTATCTTATAATCTCTTACACCTTCCTTTAAATTTTAGAGAATTTATTATTTCTGCGTACACAGAATCAGATGGATGGAATAATACACATACAGCGAAAGGCAGAGTAAAAGATCATTATAGTATGTTGTATTCTACTTCAAAACAAAATATAGATGTCTTACAAGCGCTGGTGGTGACATCAGGTAAACGTGCCACGCTAAAGAAAACTGAAAATACTGAACCTACACGCCATCCTAAGTATCATCTTAGTATTGTGGATAAAGATAATGTTACTCTTGATCTTAGAACACGGTCAATTAGTTACAGATGTCAACCTACGTGGGATGTGGATCTAGGCAACAAGTTACTTATGATTAGGCATAATGGTATGGTTTCTGTTACGCACAATTCTGGGGTAGGTTATCACTATATTGTATTAAATGGGCGACCCTATGCTGATGTAGTCTATTGGGACTTTCTGGACGGGCAGATCGAGCCTGGAAGACACCTCAATGATGACCCTATCTTTACTGCTGATGAAGTTGGAGCACATGTTGCTGGGCGTAATTCTGATAGTATTGGTATTTGTTTAGTAGGTAGAAATACCTTTACAAATAAGCAACTCGAAGCAGCGAAAGAGTTACTGAAGATCTTGACGGCACATTTTAATCTCACTTTAGCTGATGTTCTGGGACATTATGAAGATCCAAATACGGACAAAACTTGCCCGAACATTCCGCTTTCAGCCTTTCGGGATTTCTTGTATGATACTATCAGTGTAGATAGTTTGCAACGATGCATTGAAGACCAAAGAGCCGTGAACTATGTTAATTTGGAAAAGAAAAATGAAGCGGAGTGGTACAAAGCGTGGTGGTACAAAGCGTGGAAAGAACGTAATGATCATTAGCAAAGAAAAGGTAGATCATTTTTGGGAAAATGTAGTTTTAAAGAATTTTCCTAAAGCTAAACTATGTGTTAAAAATAAAAATTGGTTCATGCGGATTTTAGGAGTTGTTTTATTTTTTAATCCTTCCTTTATGCGTGATTACATTACTGTAATAGGAACTACTATTTATGTACCCACGGATACTTGGGTGGAAGACAATCCATCTGGTGCTCTAATTGTACTTGCGCATGAATTTGCGCATATGTGGGACAGGACACACGGATATAATCTGTTTTCTTTAAAGTATCTTTCTCCCCAGATATGGGGGCTGTTCAGTTTTTTTGCATTCTTAGGATTCGTAAATTTGTGGTTTTTACTTTTCCTAGTATCAATTGTGTTTTTAGTTCCCTGGCCCTCCCCATGGCGCACATATATCGAGGCTAATGGATATGCGATGACAATGTATATGCGACACCTTATTCTGTATCCTAAGTATAATAAAGAGGCAGAGGCCACAATGTTTACTAAGGACTGCTTTGTTAATAAAGCGTACTATTGGATGTCCTGGAACAAGTATAAAGTTAAACATATGCTTATAAATAGGTATGATTTGCTACCCCAGACACATGCTGGGTTCAATGTAGTCCACACTTGGGCGGTTACTCAACTACAATAATTTCTGAGAAGACGTGCGTAAATTAATTAAAGATCCTGCTACTTTGACTCTTTCACCTAGCAAAGTTGACACGTTTAACGGTTGCCGCCGTCTTTTTCTTTATAAGTACCTGGCACCCCCATTTATTTTTAAAGAGAATAAATATTTTCTTATTGGAAATATTGCCCATAAAGTATTAGAAAATCTACATAAGAAACAAATGGGTTGTTCAGAGTATAACTGGAAAAAGGAAATGGGGAAATGTTTTAAATCCGCAATTAGGACTTATAAAGCATATAAGAAAGTAGACGAAGGTTTAATTACCAAAGATGACTTGTATGCTATAAAAATAATGTTATCTAAATATCTGATGTATTTGAAAAATAGTGATACTCCTAATGTATTCGAAGTGGAAAAATTGGCTAAGATTACATTTGATGGTGTGGTAGTATGGTTAAAAGCTGATAGAATAGATGATTTAGGTGAGAATACGTACAAGGTTATTGATTATAAATCAGGCAGACCAGCTACTAAAAAAGCTGAATTAGCTTCTGTGCAGATTCCTTCCTATGGGATTTGGTTGAGACAAATGCTCCCTGATGCAGATGTGATCAAGGGACAATATCTTTATTTACGTTATATAGATTCTAAAAAGGGTATTCATAGTTACGACATTTCTGACGAAATGATGGATGAAGCAAAAGAAAAGTACATAAAAGTTAATCAGGAGTTGAAGAATAATTGCCAATTCGTGCAGAATTTTAAGTATAAATATTGTTACTCGTGCGATTTTAGACAATATTGTGTAAAGGATAATAACGATGGCATTTCATAAGACCGGCATAATTCCGATTGAAAAAGTCAAATGTAACTGTGGCCACGATATTAAGGGGCACATACATAAATGCCCACAGTGTGGGAAATCATTGGTACCTGAAAATCTGCAAACCACTCCAAAAGATACTGCCCCCCAAAAAACAGAAAAATCAGTAGTTAAATAGTTATTGCAATCGTAATCTATACTCTCTTGTAACGCTGGGTACAGCCCTATGTTATAGGAGAGTATTATGCCTTTTTATAAAACTGCACAAACCCCCATTGTTAGTGTCTACCAAGCTTCTGGAAGATTCAATAAACGAGCAGCACAAAATGCAGATATGACGGAGCAGGAAGATGAGGCTGTAAAAACTGCTTTGAACATCTTGTCTAAGGATGTACTCAAGGCTGTATCCAAAGTTTATAATATATCTGAAAACATTAATGATTATATCTTCCCAGTTCCTCGGGCGGTAACTGCAGATGAACCGAACAATAACGGGGATAATTTTAGGCATGATGAACTTATTAGGTTTTCCCCAAACCACCGTTGTTTAGTCTTTCAGACATTCCGGAATGATCCATTGCATGTAGAGCACGCTGCAGAGGATCCTAAAACTGCTCGTGGATATATTCCTGATGCACATTATGTTACATCCAGAGATAAAGATAAACATGTACTGACCATTGTGGCAATGGACACTACCAAGGATATGCCCTTAGCAGAAGGATTACTCAGTGGTGAGATCGATACATTTTCCATGGGCTGTATTTGTGATCAAGTGAGATGTAGCTACAGTAAATGTGCTCATCCCATTGCAAATTCTGATCGTGATTTGTGCGATCATTTGAAGTGGTATAAGATGTCTACGATTGATGGAGAACTTATCTATGAAGATTGTTTAGGTGTAGAATATCAAGAGCTATCGGTTGTAGGTAACCCAGCCGACCCAAAAGCTAAAACACAAGCGCTGCTTAAATATGCAACCAGAAAAGCCCAAATTGGGCAGTCTCGTGCTGCATTTAGTTTACTTTCTACATTGATTACTGAATCAGATCAAGTTGAAGTAGCTAGATTCTTTAGTAAAAATGCTGGGAAGCTTCCTGAATCTATGTTAAGATTAGCGGATAAATTACTATAAACTATCCCCCTAACAGAAGTTTAACAATTTTTCATTTGAAATATATCCTAATAGATAAGGAGTTGTTGAAATGCATGGACTTCGTGCTCGTATAGCAAAAAAAGCTACAAGGCTGGTGAAAGCACAAGCAGTTCCCCCTGGTGCCCCTCCTGCACCAGCCCCTGCAGCCCCTCCAGCACTTGGGGCACCTCCTCCTGCCCCTGGAGGGGCACCGATGGCTCCTCGGCCACCTGGAAGGCCCCCAATGGGTGCACCTCCCGGTGCCCCTGGTGTTCCAGGAGCACCTAAGCCCAAAGAAGAAATAGAACAAGACGTTGAGAAGGATATTCGCAAACAGAAGGAAAGTGAAACTAAGATTAATGACTTAGATGAAAAAGTAACCGCCATTGGCGATCAAATGGAAGGGCTAACTAAATCTATAAATAAGTTAGTCAATACTATGCAGAAGGGTACTGGGGAGCCAACAGATTTTGAAAAGAAACTTGATGAAGTTAAAGATGAAGAAGATGGGTTGTCATCTTCTGAATTTGGTTTAGGGAACACTGACGACAGTCTTATCGTAAGTAAGGAGGGACATACAATGTCCATTGATAAAGCAAAACTTAGAAAAGCTCGTAAAGATCGGCTGCAAGCAAAGGAACTAACCTTTGAACTGAAGGAAATGCCCAACAAAAAGTATAAGCAACAGGTGCCCGCCCCAACTATCACTAAGCTAAAAGATGAGCCGGAAGATTGGGGACAGTATAGGCTGAAGGCATCCAACATGGCGATGGATCTTAATGCATCTGGGGATGAGTGGACAGTTGTGGACAAGCACACTGATCAAGTTTTCTACACAATTAAACCAACTGCTGACACTAAGGAAATTTTTTCAACGAGAGAATTTGCGGAAGCGGTTATTAACGATGTCCGTGTATTAGGATTGGAAGCAGCCATGGATAAGTACGCGGCACTTCCTATGGAGTTTTTGAAGAAAAAGAAGGAAGAAGATGGCGGCGATGCTGCTGATGAGGGGTTAGGCATGGGCAAGGATAAGCTCAGGTTTAAGCCCAAGCCTAAAATGCAGATGAAGCCCAAAGAAGACAAAAAAATGCCTCCTTTCCTCAAGAAAAAGAAAGAGGAGCTTCCAGGAGATATGGACGAGGAGGCATGTGGGATGTCTGCGAAGCAGGCACAGGAACAAGAGGATTCTGGATCCACTGAAGGCGAAGCTGTTGAAACTGAAGCGGTCGAGACTGAGGCTACTGAAGCTGCCGAGGCTATCGAGACTGAGGCTGTCGAAGAGGAAGCTGCCGAAGAATCGCAGGAAGCTACTGCCTCGTTATCAGATATTCAACGTAGATTTGTTCGGGCTTTCAGACTGGCATTGTCTGCCCAGCAAAAGAATCTGACTGATAACCCACTCAAAGCAGCGTGGTATGCAACTCTCAAGAGTCTGGATGTTCCTAACCCAGAGAAGGTTATCGAAGCCACCTTTGCACGTGCTGCAGCCGAGCATTTTGAAGTTGCACTCATCAAGACTGCTGAGTTTCTTGATATGAGTGATGAAGCGTTTGTTGAAATGGAAGCACAGATTGGTGAGTTACGCACACAGCCACCCAAAACTGCTGCTGAAGTAGAAACAGAAACGTATCATGAGAAAGCTGCGGCACTTCGTTTACGCGCCCATAATGCATCATTGCCGCTTTCTACAGCTAGTTCGGCAGATCCTACGAACTTTGCTGATCAGATTCAAAGTGCATTGCCTAAACCAAGGCTGCATGGAGTAAATCGATTGATGTAAACTTTTGTTTTTATAACGAACCGGAAAGACGGAAAAAGTAACTAAAGGAGACAGTAAAATGTTAGACAAAAAAAGAGGCTATGCATATGATCGCCCGTTCTATGATGTAGACACTAACGTACAGATTTGGGCAGGTATGGTTGCCTTCCTGACAACCAATGCTGCAGGGCTAATTGTAGCGACCACTGCAGCTAGTGGAACCGTTCCTATCGGAACCTTCTGGAAAGATAGTGCCCTGACCTATATTCGCACTGCTATCGAGAGCGGGACGTTTAATGTCGGTGGCACAATCAATCTAAAGAAGGGTAATGTAGTGGGCACCGGATTTATCAAAGTGACAAATTCGGCTGGTACGACAGTATATACCCAGGGAGTTGATTACACCGTATCAACGACAAACGGAGTTGTTACGCGGTTGGGTGGCGGCGCGATTGCTGCGCTAGCTACCGTGCTTGTATGGTATTCATACAATCTACAGACCACACAAGTGTATTGGGACAATGTTTCAACAGGCTATACTGCTGCAGGCCAGAACTATGATAGGCAACCTGACGATACCCTTGGTTCTGGTAAAATTACAGTCGCTGAAGGTGATGCAAAGGTATACACCGATCAGTATGATGTAAATCAGACTTACACACTGAATGCAGCGTTATATTCAGATACAGCTAGTCTGTGGACCCCCATTGCTGGTGTAACTCCTATGTGCGGACGTGTGCGCAGCGTTCCATCTGCGAATGATCCGTACTTGGGGATACAGCAACTCACGGTGTAGTTGTATAAGGCAACGTAGCCGGAAGGCTTAATTTAACCATTTGTTTGAGGAGAATGACTATGAAGTTCAATCCGTACAACAGCAAGAAAGCTTCCGGTACAACGTTAGATCGTAAAACCGGACAAGAATTCAACCCAATGAACATGGGCAAAGTTGGTAAGTCTGGCAGTATGCAGCTTTCAGCCGCTGAGCACATGTTCGACAACCGAGGCCAAATTAACGCCTCTAACAACGGCGAAGTGCTTGAAAAGATCAAGCATCTCCTGGATGGTATGGCTGATGGTACCTACGATGTAGAACGTACTGCATCGTATGCTGGTGAGGGAATGAGTGGGATGGAGAATGACGCTATTCTCCGTGAAGCTTTTTCCGATCCATCCAGTGAGGGCTTCCGTCAGGTCGGTCAGGGCCTCTTGAACCCAATCAAAGAGGTTATCGACTATGAGGGCCTTGCTCGGAAAGTCTTTGCACCCCGCACAGTAAAAGCCGGGGAAGTTGTGAGATATGACAAGGATGTATATATCAAAGCGTGGGTGATTGCAGAGGATGGACAGACTCCGCAGTCTACCGTTGAAGGTCGCTATATATATCCGCCTGAGTTTGAAGTGACGGCATATCCTACAATTGAAATCAAAGACAAATACCGTGCGCAGTATGATATTCTAGCTCGTGTGCAGGACCGTGCTCGTATGAGCATCGAATATCAAGAGGACTTGGCGCTTATGAGTCTGCTCTCCGCAGGCGCTAATGCAGTCAATACGACTACCTTTTTCGCCACTTTGAACTTGGCGGCACTGGAAGGTATTCGTTATCAGATTGAGCAGCACCGTCTGATCTGTGATAAGTTTATCATTCACCGTCAAGAAGTATCTGACTTGGTGAATACACTGTCAACTCAGGTGGACCCTGTAACCCGGCGTGAATTGATCATGGCAGGATATATCGGTACAGTGCTGAATGCTATGATTATCACAACTGCAGGTACTCAGACATTTGAGATTCTGCAGCCTGGTAGCGTTACGGCAGTTACTGCCCCAGAATACCTGGGTGGTATGCCTATCCGTGTTGAGTTGTTCTCTGAGCCCGTGAACTCGTTCATGGAAGGTCGTCCGCGTCAGGGATGGTTCTGGTACGAACTGATTGCTCAGGTGCTTGCGAACCCTGCAGGTGTGGCAATCGGCCAGAAGCTGTAAGCAGGTAGCGGTTATTCGATAGCTTAGCATGTAGCCACCTGGAGTTTCCCAGGTGGTCTACTTGCGTAAACAACATCTGAAAAGGAGATTGAAATGAAGTTTGATAGAAATGCAGCCCGGAGTCAGTTAGATTTAGCTGCAAACGAATTGGAAGGCGCTGGGTTTGCCGATTTAGCAGAAAAGGTAGATTACTATGCTTATCGGTTGGTGCAAGCAAGCCCAAGCGAAATCCCCTTGGTAAAGCGGGCACTTTCCAGAATTCAGCAAGAAGCCAAGAAACGTCTAGCGACGCTTCAGGAAGATCAACCAAGCGCAAAAGCAGCTAAGGCAAAAGCTGCCACTTTACATTCACGGCGTTCAGCAGATGCTCGCAAAGAAACCTTGAAGAGACGCCTAAAAACAATCGTTGCCAAAAGAAAACAGGCAATGGAAAAGTTGGAAACTTTACGGTCTGCCAGGCAGGCACGTAGAAGCGGAAAAGATGAGAGAAGGAACTCTAGGCAGAAGCGAATTTCAAAGACTAAGTAAGTCTCCTGTCTATCTCAGGGTTGGGCAGTGTGACTTGGAAGGCCACGACATTAGTCGCGGCCTTTCTTCTTTATAAACACGTTGTCGTAACAGAAGTTAAGTTTTTTAGCTGGTATAGAATAAAATATAAGAGAAATTGGATGGTGATCTAATAGTGGGTCGCCACCACGAAACGAAAAGGAGAAAGTAAAATGGCTACCAAGGAAAAGAAAGTGACAGCACGCGCCCGTAGACTTACCCTGCAGAACCTCATCGCTGAAGGTGCGGAGATATGGGTAATCAACAGATCTGGAGAGATCACAGGGAGAGAATCCGGAAATATAGTGTTTCAGGTAGGGTCTGGGACTATTACAGACTGGGTTGTTATTCCTCCTGGAAAAGATCCTGTGTGCCTGACCGACCAAGTTACCCCTAAGCTTCTAGCTGATTGTATGGACCTATTCAAACTAGTTAAATCAGAAGCTCTGGAATTATTGGATCCTGTAAATGCGGAACAGTATTACAAGAAGAATAAGTCTCGTAAGGCTATTGTAGAGGACAAGATTAACAAGTTTACTAAAATGACACCCCCTGATGCCCGGGCAAGAAAAGCATCATCGGCAAGTGTACAGATCAATCCCAAGCTGGGAGATATTTGCTTGAAGTCCAAGCACGCTGCGATGTCGGAGCATGAAGCGTTAGAGCGCCTCATGGAGCAGGAGGCGGTGCTGACAATGGATGATTATAACTATCTGATGATGAATGGTATTTATAATGGAGTGAAACGCTGGGCGAAAGTTCAACAGACCAGACTTTTAAACACTGAGATGGCCGATATGGATAAGAATGATCCAGTGGAAGCAGCGCTGAATAAGTAAAGTTGATTGCATGGAGGGGGATTTTATCCCCCTCCTGTTTGAAAACGAGGAGAGCGTAAAATGCCATTGCTTACGGCAGAGAAGCACCAATGGACTAAACAACCCCCCTACAATTTTTATCATTTTCCTGATGAGCATAGGGCTGGTTGGCAGGTGTTCTGGAAAGAAATGGATGGTGACCTCGATAAGATATTAGAGTTTGCAAAAAAGGCAGACATCGAGTGCCCCGCTGAGTGGTATGAAAGTCTCCATAGATTTTTATTTCTAACTTTTGCTGGGAATGTAAAACTCCTGAAGTGTGGTGCAGATACATCTTTTGGTACCTTCCTGCAAAAGGTGCGAGACAATCACTTTAATAACCCTAAGAACAAGCAGTGGTATACCGTTAGAGGAATCACACAAACTAATTTTATTGCTATGTTGGAGCGTGCCACAGATATTAAAGATATTCGACAAGCAGTGGGATTTGTAAATGCTCGTGTGAAGGATCTAGGATTTTTCCTTTACAGTGAGTTTATCTTATCGAAGACTAAAGGTAAGAGTGAAATCAAAAGTGTTGCATCTGAGTTAAACAGGAAAGCTTATGATATAGAGAGTGCTGCTATTGGGTGTTCCCCGCTCAATATTTTGGCAGCAGGTGACACAGTGTATCATACCTTATTTCCTGACGACGAATTCAGGATTACAGAAATTGTCCGGGATGATACTGATAAGATTAATATGCTCGTAACCCAGGATCAGAATGGAAAGATAGCATTTATTACTGATTTCTGGAATGTAGCGCAGATACCTATGGGGCAACCGACTGCTCCGACTCCTCCTACGAACACAACTGCCCCAACAGACACAGCAACAGACCCAGATGTAAATGGCCTGCTAAATATAGAAGATTACAATGAATTTATTAATACATTGGAGCAGCAAACACAACAGAATCAAAACTTAGTTCCACAGCGTGAGACAATTATACAACAGTGGCAACAGCGACACCCAGGTACACAAACAGTAACATTTTAGAAATAAAATTAACATGGAAATTAATCAGTTTGTCACGAATGATTTGAGTCTTACGGCGTATATTGTTATGCGAGGTTGTAAATTGATTAATGCTAGACAACTAGGAAAGACATACAAGTTTACATTGGACTTAGGAGAACATACCGCTCCACGTATGCAAGCGGAGTATATAAACTCTGAATCACGTAGGTTTGATGCTGCAGTTCGTGATTTGAAAAAGATAATGTTTAGCGGGGTGTAAAATGACTAGAAGAGTAAAAGCATATGAACTTAACGAGGTTGTTAAGATGTTAGGTTCTCTACAGGAAACAACAGAAGATATAGCTCATCGGTTGGGGGTCGTGTATGATTTAGGACCCGAATTAGAGAATCGTGAGATTGGGGAACTTGGTGGAATTTTAGAGGCCGTGAATGATGTAATTGATGACTTCTACTATGAACTGATACAGTACATGGATGGCACGGGGATTGAAGAAGAAGTAGAAGAATTGCAAGTGGAAAATCCCATGGGACAATTCATGGAAGAGAACCTTGAATGGGAGGAAGAACCCGAAGAGGAACCATATATGCTCGATGAGGAAGAGGAAGAAGAACCAGAATTTCTGCAGCAGGAGTAGGCTTTGCCGAATAATTCATTCACAGATTTTGATGTATTGAGAACAGGAACTACTGAGTTACTTACAACGTTTGTGCGAGATCCAAAAACTGAGGAGCTTGTAGATGTTGTAGGTACCAGTACGTTTAACCTGACTGACATAGAAGGCGATGTAGTAAAATTCACGACTACATTTAATGCTGCTGGGGGAATAGGGATTACCCGTGCGTCTGCTGGAGTTTACCAGTATTCTTTTGATACTAGTGCATATCCCGGTGAATATATAGCCTCATGGAGATGTGTGCTTAATGGTGAGGTAGTTACAAACAATATATTTGTAAAAAGCGCTCCGTCTAAATTGTTCGCAAGAGCCGCAGCGTTGCGAGTTCAGGTCGATAAAGCAAGAAAATCCATATCTGATGATATTGAGAATATGGACAAACCAGAGTTCGAACCTGCTGTAAAGTTTTTTTATGGATATACAGACGCCCATCTTATTTACTATCTTGAGCGCGGGGCACAATTTATAAATCTTATTCCCCCCTATACAGCATTCAATCCAGTTACTTTTCCATGGGCACAATATGGAATGATACTCACTGATTCTGCAGTGATAGCTGCGTTAGAGTCGCAGGGTATCTTTGCCATTGATACCGACTATAATTATTCACTTGGTGGAAACAGCTTAGTTATAGATCACTGGGCAAAAATTTCAGGTATGCTTGGTATTTTAATCGGCAGATTCGATAAGAGTGTAATGCAATTTAAACAGCAATTCAGATCAAAAGGTATGGTTATGTTTCAGTGGATGCCTGGAGGAGTTAGGGCCGCTCGCCAGTTGTCGGCCATGCCGTCCGGCTTCTGGAGTCGCATGCTTTCCTCTGCTTTTGTCTGATAAATCAACAACTTACAATTTTTCTCAAAAAAGTGACCGAAAACCCTTGACAACATGAATTTCTGTGTTATACTCTTCTTGTGTGCAACCAAGTATAATGGAAAGGAGAGGTATAGTTATGGTATTGTCAAAAGAAGAATTGATCAGGGTACGGGCTGAATTGCTTAAGATAAGAATGAGTGTGAGAAAAAAGGGAGAGAAATTAAAAGCAAAGAAGTTTTCTTCGATAATAAACCAGTGTATGGAATATTTAGGTGTAACGAACCTCATGTTACGAAAAAAATTCGATCTGAATTCTCACATATTATTACGCTGGAAAAATGGTGCGCATTCTCCCCGAATATATTTACAACTGGATATTTTAACCTATTTTATTAAGCGTACTTTGTTATTGAAAAGTAGATGTACTGAAGAAATTAATATTGATAAAGAATATCTTTGCAAGACTTGTTCGAAGCCTATTTCAAAAGAACAGGTAGCTAAAGCAAAAAGACAGCAAAGGTACCCTAGTTATTGTTCAAAGTCCTGTTGGCAGCAACGTCCCAGAGAGCACAATTATGATACAGACTTTCTCAATGAACGAACTGACTTTGCCGGGTATTTTATTGGATTGTTCATTACCGATGGCCACAAATCCAAACAGGATGGAACAATAAGTATTGAATTAATAGATAAGCAGGTCATCTACGATATCGTAAAATACACTCATTATGAAAATGTGGTGTCATATACAGACAGAAAAGAAAAAATATTCATAGTAAATGGAAAGGAACATAGAAGTCTCGTAAAGCCAACTCATATTATCCGTTACTCAGGACCAATCAGACGCGCTATGGATGCTATGGGCTTTCCTGATGGTAAGAAGACTGGCAGTGAGTTCATTCCTGACTGGGTGACGGATGCTATCTTCTATGCCTGTCTCAGGGGCATTATTGATGGAGATGGTTCTTTTGATTTAGAAGGAAACCATGGTTATCTGCTTTGCTCGATTTGCGGTGCAAGTAGACATTTGATGGAGCAGATTCATGAAAGACTGAAAAGATTGGGAATTGTAGTAGGAGGAGCAATAGAAGAGACACATCCCGATTTTTATAAACTTCATTTTGGTCATGCGGACTCTGTGAGTATTGGAAATTTTGTTTATAAGAATAT